CCATGATGACCTGATCGTTATCCATATTCTTAACCACATTGCTATTCTCAGGATCAGACGCCCATGCGTCGATCTTCTTTCTAGCGTCATCTGATAGTGATTTAACGAAATTATCCATGCCGGTAGTCACCGCCCTCTCGTTGGCTATGAACCCGTTCATGAACTCATCGCTTATATTTACGTCCTCAAGGTTAGCGCTCTTAGTAACCACGGTAGGTCCTGTCGTATCATCGTCTCCACCACCATTCTCTGATTTACCCGATTTACCGGCTTTCATCAACGCAGCTTTTTCCATAGCCAGATTATGTCTCTTTGTTTCATTGAACTTAGCCCTCTCCATCATCTGTTGATTAGCCTTGAAATAATAATCGTCAACGCCTAACGTCTCATATGAGTTATTATAAGACCATCTCAATCCGACACCACGAAGGAACTGCTGCCGCACCATAAACATGCCGGCCCGCTCCGGACTGTAGTTGTCGCCGATAACTCCCTCAGCCTCCTCCACGAAATCATTTTTCTGCTTGGTGATATCCGCCAGTTCCGACTCCAATTTAGCTTTCTTTATCTTATCATTACCTACCCCTTTTAGTTTGGCACGTATAGATTCTTCCTTGGCGCTAAAATCATCAATATATCCTTTTAAGAAATCAGACGTGCTTTGGACGTTGAACAGATCGGGATTAGTTCTAGCCATGTATCTTCCTTCTAACTGCATCTGAGCCTTGCCGTTCTCAGATATGGAAGCCATAGCTATATCCCTGGCCTGAGCGTAGCTCATTTCATCTATGTACATCTCACGCATCTCCCCCGTCCTGTTACCATTGGCGTCAACTACCGGCACATTGACTTTCTTCCCCTTGTTAAGGGAGATGAAGTTCTTCATCTTCTCATCAACCTCAGCGTGATAATCCGTATAAGGAGTATAATGTATAGGGTTAAGACGTGTACCTACCTGACCGTCATTCATCCAAGCCACGGCATCGGCGAAAGCCTCAGCCTCATTGATAGGACTATACATCTTAGGATTATTCAGCTTCATATCCTCCATCTTCTCGCTGAAAGCCCGAATCTCCCTAGTACCGGCGATAGCGTTCAATACACGGGTATCTAAAGCCTCTCCAAGACGGGCTTGTATGCTTCTAGCTATACCATCAGAAGCTAGATTGGATTTACGATACACGTTATTCACATCCTGTATCAATCCATTTAACCTATTCTGAAGATATTCCCTATCCTGAGGTTTTATAATATCAGAATTGATGATATAATCAGCATACTCGTTTATGGCCTGCCGATTGGTATCTATCTTCTGCTGCATGTATCCCATACCCTGCATCATGACATCCATGTTGTAGGGCGATACGTACTTACCGTAATTCCTTAATATACTGTATTGTGACGCCATCTTTTATCCTTTCTTGCCTTTAGTTACTTCCTGAGCAGGATACAATTTCCTGTAACTCAATACATCTCCCTGAGGATCCGCTATCAATTGCCCGTTCGGACCGATCTTGACATCCCCGAATATAGATCTTAATGTGTTCATGGTCGTAGCCGTGTTCCATTTCTGCTGGATCTCGTCATTCACGCTATCAAAATATCTAGCCCAATTCTCGTCATTAATAGCCAATCCCTGCAATATCCGTTGCTGATAAGCTTGACGTTGCGCTATGTTCTTGTCATAAGTATTCGCCCATGATTGAGAATTGACATTATCAGCCCAAGTTCTTTGAGCGACATTGCCCTGCTCTACCTCGTTAATATACCTACCTATATTAGAACTCATGATAGCCTGTAGGTTAGATGATAAAGCTCCTCTTTGAGAATCCGGGACATTACCCATCTGATCCAATTGTGATTGGAAAGCACGATTGGCTTCAACCATATACTGATCCGCTGATCTCAATACCGGATCCACGGTAGGAGCGTAATGCCTTTCCAGACCTTCCGTTGTCACGGATCCCGGAGTCATCCTGAACACCTCAGGAAAATCAAGACCACCACCTACTATATTTCTTCCTCCCCTATTGTTATCCGACTTACCTGTATTTGTATTGGTATTCGTCTTAGGAAAGGTACTAGCATCGATAAGCTCAGGCATATCCAGCTTAACATCGGGATCCTCCACGTCACCTATATTCATAGGACCGGGAGTCACCTTGTGAGGGTCAAGTATGAAGTCAAGACCTTCCATGCCTTTCATGGATCTTAACGCCTGCATCTTAAGCATATCCTCCCCAAGGATCTTATTAACAATATCTTTATTCTTGTCAGAAAACAGTTGACTGAAATGAGTGATACCAGCGTCATTAAGAGCTTTATGTTGATCCTCTGTAACTACATCCAAACCAATCATAGGACGAGATGACGAATATTGACCAAACTTATTGTCTCTCATCCTATCATGATATGAGGCCTTCTTGTCTTCCGGGTAATTACCTTGGCTATCCTCACCGCCAAAAGAAACGAGTGTCGTATAATCCCTAAGTGCCTCCGCGTTGGCGATGATCGGGTTCTCCGCCGTAGCCAAGCCCATCCAGCCACCAGTGGTGTTATATATAGCATCCTGAAGAGCTTTGGCGGCAGTAGCCTTAGGCGCACTCATATAAGCATCATAAGCCAAAGGCATGAATGTCTTATAATATTCCAGTCTCTCATCAGCATTAATGCCGCCATAAAAACCGTCCTGACCTTGACGTTGATACCCAAACGTATTATCCTTATTATTATACTTGTTCTCAACAGGGCGGAAAGTAAGGAGATAATCGAATAAAGAGCTACCACCTTTCTCCATCTTCTGACGAATACCAGCTACTTTCTTAAGCAGCTCTTTCTTAGCTTCAGCTACATCATCTTCTGTAAGGCCATATTCTTTCATGGATCTGGATATGATATTATCTATCTCGCCTCCCTTGGCAAAATAAGTATCCTCATCCTTCTTCATCTTCCGGTCTTCCTGCTCCTTGTATATGACGTTAGCGAAGTCCGTAAATCTTCCTTCTAAGCCATTAACCGTCTCGTTACTATCATTTATAGCCTTGGATAATACGGAAGCATTTAAACGCCTCGTATTCTCGTCATCTATCTTATCGTTCTTCTTCAACTTATCCAAAGCCTTCTTCTGATCATCATAAGCTGATTTAAGACCTATCTTAGCCTTATACCTATCCATTAACGTGGCGTACGTATCCTTCGGTGTAGCCTTAATACCATACGTATCTCTGATATATCTGGCGAAATCCGGTTCTATGGTGGTGTCATCGGTAATAACCTTAGTCCCTTGCTCCAAGGAAACGGGGGTACCACCATCGGCGTGCTTCTGCCCCATGGCCTCCATCGGCGCTTCCCCGGGCTGCGTCACGTACTCGCCCTTCTCGACCTCTACATTGGCTTGATCTTCCATCGACTTAGGTAACGGATATAAATACTCTCCGGTAAGGCTACCGCTATCGAATCTATTATTAGGCCCTAGATAAACACCCCCACCATCCTTGTACTGCATCTGGGATTGCCTTCTTTGTCTGGCCTCACGCTCCTGAGCCAACCTGATATTGGTACGAGTACCTTTCTCAGACGCTATCCCAGAAACCACGTTACGAGCCAATCCCATGATACCACTAATTCCTGAGGCTATGGTGGTTATCGTATTAGCTGTTTTAGCCCCAGTGGATAAATCTCCATATCCCTCACTTCTCATACGCCCTATACCACGACCCATCTGGGTAAACCTAGATCCTATATCATCAGCGCCATAATAAGGAATAGTAGTGAAGTCAAAAACATCCGTACTGCCAGACTCGTCAACCTTCTTATTGCTGTCAACGATAGCGTTCAAATCACTTGTATCAATGGTATTAATATCAGGCTGCTGAATATCAAATCCTATCCGGGTAGACGAAACCAGAGGTTCCACTCCAAGACCCTGAAGACCAACAACATTACCGGGCATGACAGGATCAACTTCCCCAGCATCTTGATATTTAGGTATCTTCCTTTTAATTACATACTTTCCCATATATCAAATTATTTCGTTCTGATACAAAGATAGTTTAAAAAAAAATACAGACTCACCATTTGACAATGATGAGTCTCTTTAATACTAATCCTTTAAAGACATAACAGGGTTACCCCATTTCTTTTTCCACTCATGACCAAGATAATCTATAAGTTTATCATAAGTATCTATAAAACCACCATCTATAACCCCAGTGATAACATTCTCTACAGCTACTATGTCGTTTAACTGATTCTTTGTAGCCGTATTCCTTATCCCACTCTCATGCTTGTTAAAGACAATAAAATTAATAGCCTTAGCTACCCTTGATATCTTATCAGACAACTGACTCTTGTCGCTAACCAACATGGCAACGGCCGAACTCATCTTGATATAAGCCTCGCCAGCGGCATTCCTGTCCTCTATGAATCCATCATGCAACCATATTATCACCTTGGCGTATATCTCCGGATCCAACTCCAAGGCTATCATGACAAAGAAATATGGATTAATATACCATTTTTGCCCCTCTCCTTTTCCCTTGCGATAAGCCATACCGTATTTTTTAAGATCCGTCATCTTACCTATTTTCAATACCTCTTTTTGTACAGTACTTTTCATTACTGTACATATATTATTGACACTTAGCTCTTTAACTAGAGATTTCATTTTCTCCTGAAATCCATTAGTAGCAAACAGGTGGTCGAGTCTTCTCGCCTCCAGCCCAATAGACTTGCGTTTCTCGTTCAACGCCTCCATTACTTCAGTTATGCATACAAATCCGTCCTTGGACATAACAGAAATGTTTCTACCTAACAATTCCCTACTCTCTGATGACAAAATCAAATTACTTTTCATAACTTTACCAAACGTTTTAAATTAATAAATGCGCCTATCCGCTCGTGATGAGTAGATAGGCGCACAAATATAAATAATACTAATATAATTACAAAATATAATTAACTATATTACAGATAATAATACCTTGTAATTTTAATTCATCGCAAGATAGTTACAGCAACTAAATCCTTTTCACAAATAACGAACCTATTGCTTTCACTAGGTCATAGAAGCCAGCAGCACTGAGCCCGACTGCCACTCCATATAATAGAGCTTCCCACCATTCACTACCTACCAACAACGGGGATACCTGAAGGAACCAAGCCAAGATACATACCAACATGCCGATAACTACAGCCGACAGGATCTTAGCCCACTTATGGGTGTCAATATACGGCACTACCTTAGCTAGCTGAGTGGCTGACATCGTGACGAAAGCCATGATGCCGGTAAAGGTAGTCAGATCAATAGTAATAGGTCCCTCTGATGGGATTACCTCTTGCGCCATCAAAGCGAATGGCGTCAATAACATAGCAAATAAAAACAACAATCTTTTCATATCTAAAACGTTTAATTACTTCACAAATATAGTATTAATTCTGTGTTCTGCTCATACCCTTTATATTAAGACTTAATCCCGGTATCATATTAAGCACCAACTGCCTTTTCGCCTGCTCCCTACGCATACGCTCGGCTTCCGCTATCTGCTTCTCTGATTGGGGGTCGTTCTTGATATTATTAGCTATATCCTCTATAGCCTTCTTATTGGCTCCGGATTGAGCTAGCATCTTATATAACAGGTCTTGACCTTCCTTCTCCCACCAGCTATCTATGGAAGGGCGAGAAGCCAAAGAAGGATCGGCAGGGGCTACCGTCTCAGGTACGGGCTGCTGACCTCCGTTCCCCGTGCCCGAATCCCGCTGTCCGAACTCGTATCTCATTGGCTCGTTCTCAGGAACACCATACCTATTAGCGAACATATCAGCGAACTCAAATCTCTTCTCATTTCTTAAGGTCGATCCAAGAGGCCTACCGTATCCTTGATTCCATGCCACGGTAGCGTCCTTATAATTCGTGGCGTTATCAAAATCAGCCTTCGAATACATATAGTAATTATATATATTGCCTTGAGCGTCCTTATCAAAGAACTTGCCTTGGATCATGTAGTTCCAGCCTAGCCCCGGTACACGACCTTGATACTCATCCACAAGATAATCCAGTTGTTGGGTCAATGTCGGTTTTTTACCATACCTACGCTGTAGCTCTTTCTTCCTCGGTCCAAGCCATTGCTGGATACCAAAGTCACCAGCGGCTCCTAGGGCTTCGGTGTCCCCTCCGGACTCGGCGGCGATGTTCGACAGGATGCCGATAGCTTGCGTTTGTGGTATCCCCTTCTTTTCTGTCAGATAGTCCCATATCTCATCATATACAGCCATCTTACTATCCTCTGATCTACGAGGGTCAACAACATATTTCCCATCCCCATAAGCTCTACCTGTGTTTACTGAACCCCCCTTATTCATTTTATTCTTATCCTCATCACCAGATGATATCGCATCATAACTTTTATACATAAGACCTGATATGATAGGGTACATCAAAGCTTTTCTTACATCATCATAGCTCATCTCACCCTTGTTTAAGGCATTTATATACTCACCTGAATAATCACTATTTATCTCCCCTAAAAGACTCTTTATGTCATCATCAGAAATATTCTTGATTATATCTCTCATTTTATCATCTCCATAGACTTTCTCTATGTCATCCATTGTAGATTCATAACCTCTAAGTTTCTCCATCAAGAATTGCAACTCCGTATTAGTGGCCGACTTTTCCCATATATGATTAGCATTATCCATAAAATCATCATAATTCAATGTCTTATAGATCGAATCTATAGTCTTATCAGCAGGTTTTGTCAATCCATGTCTAAATGTCTTTCCAAAAGTATTATCTATATACTGTCCTATCCTATGCCTAGTCTCATGAATCATAGTAGTTAATTTCTGGTTGTAAGGAAGATTGGCATCTATCAACATCTTGTCGCCATCTTTCATGTGAACACCACTAATAACATGGCCGTTCATGCTTAAACCATCAACAAAATCAAAATCATATGTATCAGGTTTCTTTATCATATTCTTAACCCCATCAAGTATAGATTCCCTATTATCATAAGATTTCTTTGAATTAGCATAATTTATCCACCTATTCCACGCCGCTTCCTGATCCTCTATACCATAATCAGATAACATTCTATCCAACTCAAACCTTAAAGGGGTATTCTTTTCAGGAATAACTACACTCCCGTCCTTCCCCTTCATTTTTTTGATAAAATCTTTATCCTCTTCAAGCAACATCCCGCTTTTATAAGGACGCCTAACATTTTTACCCAACTCATCCATCATCCTCTCAAACCTAGGATAAAAGCCTCTTTCGAAAAATAAGTTAGATGTCAATTTAAAGTCATTTTTATCCGCATCAACCACATCACCATGCGTAACACCATCAGATAATTTGTTATGATAATATACAGGTTTTTCGGGAGGCTCCGATATACGTATAGCCTTTACCCTCCCATCAAGCTTCCTTGCCTTGCTTGCATACGAGGCCGCCCCTCCAACAACAGGAAGAAAACCCAAAGAAGCCAATATCAGCCCTATCTTATCCTTATCCTCTATAGCGGTAGCCATGTCTGATACATCGGAAGCTACATCCAGCCCTGGGACAAATCCACTTATAACAGGCGTTAAAGGATCTTGATAAGGCTTTGTGTCATACATTGTATTCATATTTATTCCGGAGCCTCCTACACTCGTATTATCCTTTGAAGCTATATACCCACCATCATATTTCTTCTCTAACTTATTCTTGGACATGATAGCATTACGGATAAGAGCATCCCTTCCACTCTCTTGGATAGGGCTATAGTCCTTAAACGATCCTCTCTCCTCAAACTTATCACCTATAGCGTCTAATGTCTTAGTGACTATATTGACCGGGAACTCTTGATCATTACTATAAAAATCATATACATCGTAAACACCTAACCTTCCATCCGGACGTCTATAAATAGTAAAATTACCAAACCCTGATAACGGGGTAAGATCACCAGCAGCTTCGGGGTAAAAATCATACTCAGAAAAAACCGTAGGCTTTCCGGATCTTACCGAATTACGATTCTTCTCAAATATATCTACCCATTCTCTAGACTTTTTCAAAAGCTTCAGCCTACCATAAGCATCATCTGTAGCCGGCTTATCAGAGCCATATATTTCTTGCTCCGTATCACGAATCTTTTTATCTAACCTCTTTATCTCATCCTTAGTGTCACGATTGAACATCTTCTCAATATCAGTAATGACATTATCAGGAATCCTTATCTCCTTGCTATTTCCATCAAGACTATTAGGCTGGGATAAGAATCTACCCCATAGCTGTTCGCTATATTCATCAACATTAGCTTTGCCATTTCTTCCGTATATAAATTCCTTAACCTTATCGGGAAGACTGGCATTTGAGGCTACCACATCAGGCGTTACATTCTTATACAACCTCCTTCTTACGGCGTTACCTATGATGTCTTTTAAATACAAAGCTCTATCAGATACATCTTGTCTTACATACATAGGATCATTACCAGTAGGACCTCCTTCGGCTTTCCGCTCAATTTTCTCTCCCCATAACCCATATTTCTCCCTAGGCCATATGCCGTCTATGGCATCCACATAACCAACGGGATGCTCCCCGTCTAGACGCCGGTTCCGTCGCTCGTCCGCAGGGTACAGGGCGTTGGCCAACGGCTGCGTGATATAACCCAATCCCTTATCTTTGGATCTCGACATAGCGTCCACCACAGTCTGATATATAGGTCTTAATTTCTCAGGCAAATACAATCCCGCCTCATCAACCAGCTCGCCTATCTTCTTATTTATACCCCTAATGCTGAAATTATAATTACCCATGCCATTATTCAACGGAGACAACGCACCTCTTATCCCATTCATACCCTTAACAGCAGCTCCTCCACTAAGGATATCAAACTCCGGGGATACGTTCTTTAAAGGATCATCATTCATACCCCTAAAATACATGGGACGCTCACCTCTTACAACACGATCAAGATCTTCCTTATACAAATCCTTTATCCATGAAGGGATTTCCTCTTTCTTATCTTTCTTAGCCATAAATCACGTTTTCTACAAAGATATACATAATCGGATGCAGGATAAAACAATAGGCGGGTACATGATTCATATCACCTACCCTCCTACACCCTCAATGCATATGATAAGCCGCCAGAGCTTTCTTGGCCAAATCCCTCGACTTATACTTCGCCGGCCATAACTTTCCAGTTTTGTTACTAACCACCCTCCAATCACTTCCTACTTTCTTGATGCACCCCGATTTAGGGCACTTGCCTGAGTTCTTGGTAACCTTCCTTTTTTGAATCATAACATTAAATTTTTGTTACGGTTATATTATAATCACTCGAATTTATTACTACTTGTTTCAACTCAATATTCGAAAAATCAACCATAACCAAGGATATATTACCATACAAAAAATTAGTTATAACATCACTTGTAAGAGCGGCTACATCGCCACCCATTTCGACTTTATAACACACATACATATGCTGTTTATTAATAATACAGCTTTTTATCTTATCGAAACCTTCCTTGGTAGTATTTTTCTTAAAATCAATTCCTTCTAAAATATAACTTGAGATATCCACTCCAGAAGAACCTATCTCCTTATAAGTCCCATCATCCATCAAGGCCTTGGTCCCTGTACCGGCCGTAGAGAAGTTGATGCCCCTGTTATCTCCGACTGAGTCACCACCAATCGTTAAGGATATGTCCTTGGTTTGGTTAGATACCGATTGTACGGTATGACTGGTGACAATGGACGTATGGGTAAGGTCGCTGGATATATTGATCGTTACATGATAAGATACAATGACCCCAGCTCCCGTATTGCATCCAGAGCGCAACATGGCTTGAATATTCCCGGATGAATCCTTAATTAACATCAAGTCCCCAACCCCATACGTCGATGATGCTCCGGATAAAAGATATTGAATTGGTATATCAACCTCACATTTAGAAGCTATTATATCATATTTCGCTTTGGTAAGGGTAAATTCCTTATCAAAGCCCAAATTAAATAATATAGTTCTAAAATCATCCTCGCTATCGAGATTATCGTCCAAGAAGCCCGGCTCATGAACATCTATATCCTGCCATGTGCCGTCACCACGAAGAAAGGCTGTACGCTTCTCCGCGGCGGGAGCCGGCACCAATCCCGCAGCGCCAGCCCCGGACGCCGTGGCACCAACCATATCCTTGACCTTATCAAGCCTGCTGTCTATTTGATTACCATCGTACTTACCAATAAAATCTTCCATATCATTTCAATATATAAGAAGAGGCGGCAAATACCCCCCCCCCATATGTTAATAAATCAATAAATTTTCTCATCATTACTAAACCATCTTACTATCATCTTGAACCGGCTCTCAATGTCATTCACGAACCTTGCCAAGAACCAATCGCCACGAAGACGATCACGCCACCTCCGGTGATAATCGACAGCCCTGGGGTCGATCTCCCGGCCAATATCGTTCACGTCCTTAACCCATACCGGTAGGTTATTAGTATCGTCTTTAACCTCGTTGAAGTAGTCGTTGATATTGATCTTCTGGTCCACTTCCGTCACCAGTATATCACGGCTATCGTCGTTAGTTATAGGATATCTTAGGCGCTGGCTCATGTCGTTCTTATCGGCGATGGTCATCCTAAGCTCTCCACTGTTGTTGGTATCGTTATAGAACCATGCCTTATTAAATCCAGTTGTTCTTCTAACCTGATAATTAACCTCATCCTGATACCTTCTGGCATCCATCCTATATTGGTAGTTCGTGAGGATCTTATTCACATACTGCTCACGTACCGGGACTTCTACAACAAACGGATATAGCTTACCATAAAATACCTGATACGATTGATTGGTTAAGCCATGAGACCACAATCCCACTTCCCGACTATCGTTAGAGTAATTCTTACCGGACTGGAAATAATGTTGATGCTCGATATAATAATCCGGGGTGTACGATAAATATGATTTCCACTCACCCTTCAAACAATTATATCCAACGGTAAAAGAGACGTCCGTGAAATGGCTGGTGTCCGAAAGCTCCACCGCCTGCCCGTTCCTGTAGAACCGGCCTCCCCTGAATTGGTACTCGCTTGGATTCCCTACCGGTATGTAATCCCTCTTGGTTATCAATACCCTCTTGAAACGATTATCCCAACCCATGGACAGACCTATACCAAAGAACTTGTTATCGATATCATAATAAGACAGCTCAGCATCCGTATCGGCGTTATATATCCGGCTACGGATGATCTTCATCTGAAGATGCTCCTTAAACCAGTTTCTAAGCCCCGGTGTGACCTCCGTAAGATTCCTGCCATTAGAATCTACCTTGAATACCTGACCACGCCTTAAATCGACCCAAAAATGCCCAAATTCACAACTGATCATATCCCGGCTCTGGGTCCCGGAATATCCTAACGTCGTATTATTATACTCGATACCACGAGAGGCGAAAAGACCACCTGTCCCTAGTTCGCTATTCTCCGGGGATATTCTCTCCGCCAACACGTCTATGGCGTTGTACAACCCTACCTGATTCTCGAAGCGGGCTAATATCTGATCCGACTCTATCCCCTTCATGCTTATGAGTTTCCCAAATGAGGTCTTGAACTCATGGTAATCCATAGGCTTGTACGACAGCCAAGGATCGGTCATGCCGTTCTCTGAAACGTCGGCGGTGCTCCATATGACGCCGTTGGGTCTTTGGTAGGCGCAGTCCCAAAAATTGCTATCATACGTCTCTGGTAATGACCTTCCGCCTAGCGTAAAACGATTCTTGTACACAGGACTCATCTTAAACACATTATCCCTTGATATAGGGACATTACGCTCTTGGGTCCATGATATATAATCCCCTACTTCTGGATAGAATCCCTCATAAGGCTCAGGTCCAGCTATACGGAAATTACAATTAATCTCAGACTCCACTAAAAACTGAGGTATGCCGTAAAAATACAGAAAGAAACGACCACTAAGATACATATCCCCGGTCTTGCAAGCCATCTCATAAGCACTCTTACGGCTAGGGAACGAATATAGCGATCCAGTATCCGTGTCAGTCTTATTAAGATAATCCTCCCCGGTATCATAATTAACAAAATAACGTGGATACCCGATATTCCTATAGTCGTAGTAAGGGAATGGTATCATATCTCCCTGACCAAACTGGGTCAAGTAAAACATAGGCATTTTTCTTTTAAGCGAGAATCTGGATATAAACACATCACCTCCAAAAACAGGTTTACGCTTATCCTCATCCATCAACCCGCACCCGCCTAACGACACCCACCTGATATCCTCTATCTGTCCGTATTGAGCTGGAGAATATTTCTTTATCCTCATATAGGGGCAGGATACGAAAGATTCACGTGTCATAAAATGAGGCGTCATACCAGCCACCTCATCGTTACGAATATTACACTCATCCTGAATACGGCTGGTATCATAACTTGAAACCAACTCCGGATATTCAAGCATATACTTATCCATACCAAATGACATGAACAACGAATGCTCACGATCGAGATTATTTACAACTATAGGCTTACCGCCTACTACTTTCCCTTGTGATGAGATATCCGTTACCGGATACAATCCGCTTTTAATATACTTAGCCGTAGATAATCCACGCAACTCTGATGCCCCTGTTTTTTGGTAAAATAGATTATAATGAGCGACAGAAGTATAATAATAAGCGTAATTCCATCTAGGTCCCCTATCTATCAAGGCCGTTAACCACTGATACCTGTACTTCCCTATATCCACGACAGACTGGGAGGTAGCCTTGGCGATACCTGTAGCCAGACGGATAGCCGTCAGCGCTATGCCGACAGGGTTGGCTAAAAAAAACACGCCTCCACCGACATATTGTTGGGACGCCGATTGATATGTATATTCAGCTATAGCGGATATTAAATTAGCCATAGCCTCCACCGTAGCCAATGACGTTGCCATACTATAAGCCTTACTTCCTAATATCGTCCATTTAGGGTGATCCTCCACCTCCCTGAATATACCGGAGGATTTACCTAATTGATAACCATCAACAAGGCACTCAGTGGGAGCATCAGGCTTGTTGAAGGCAATATCAGGGCTTAAGAATGAATACCAGATATTACCCTTCCTGTTAAACGGATGCGTTATAAAATTCTCACGATTAATATCCTTATAGATATACATATCATCAGACAAATCATTGTAAGGATAATTAGGATAAAGGTTAGCCGATCCGTCGGGATCATCGTACTTAAACATATCATAAGCCAGACCGGTACCGATAACGCTCTTATCCAATGTCCTATCGCCCCTATACAACTCATATCCTATTATGGAATCCCTTCTATCCTTATCTATAAGGCCATTCTCTACCGCTATATCCAGAAACTCATTAACGATATCGTCATCAAGCATCACCCCCATAGGATAAATATAGGAGTCAACTCCATATTGACCGGTCAGTTGAGACGGATTACCCATAAAAGGAGCGACAGAGTTATCCGGGAACTTGTAATGACGTATAGGTTTCTGACAAAATGTGGTTGACGTATTGGGGTACTCAGCGTTATCCCCATTACCAGTGAAGTAAGACTTACCCTCAACGGATTTAGGAGACCCATAGTATTTCGTCAAAGAATCTATTATATCCTTCCTCTTCGATCCTCCCGACGATATCCCGATCTTACTTGAATCATACAACTCAAAATTAGCCGGATACTTATTGATAGATTCCCAATAACCAAAATCACCATACTGATAAGGTCTAGGAGCACAATCAGCGGGTTTATCTCCACATGAGATGCATTTCGCCTCATATGTGACAAATCTCCTTAATTTCAGTTCTTTCGTAAAGAAGAATACGTATTTCACCTCCAGTGGCCGAATGCCAAAACAGAACGGGGCAGGGAAAATGGCGGTGCCGGCCGTATAGAATCCTGCAAGTTCCTTCATGTCCTGCCTCATGGCGAAACCGGTGAAGAACACACATACCGCTGGCTCAATACAAACATATATCTTATGGAAAGTAGTCTTGTCATCATTCCAGAACAAGTACTTTGGCATCATAAATATCTTATGATCCACGTAATTCACTATAACACCTTTCTTGGCATCATTAGCCAAAGGATTAGGAGCCACGGTACCTTCCTTATCCGAGAAAAATGTTATACGAACCTTGTTGTATGATGATGAGTCACCGATCGGATAATTATAGTTACCCATCATCTCTATATACATAATACCGTTATCAGGATCGGATAAACCGCTTACGTATTTTTCGTAATCCAACTCCACCCATCTGGCGTATGAGGATACATGTGGATAGAACTTGAAATAAGTCAAGTTGCTTCTACCGAACCAATTGGTCTTGGCGTCAATATCATTCTGCACAGACACACGATCTTCCCAATCAGTAGATATGCCGGTATTGAACTTAGAGTTATCACCATCACCAAAAAGACACATGGCGTTCTCAATACCAAACTGACTCTCATATTGAGGGAAGTACTTTTTCATTGAATCCATCAATATATCAAGCATAGTCTCGGTATGCTTCTTGCCTTCCCACCCATCGCCTTGGAATAAGAACGTACATTTACCCAATGACCTACCTCCTTGGAACGTGGGTAGTTGAACATCATTAATAGTAGGATTCACGTAAGGATCACCTACCGAACACCCATTAGTACATATACCCTCATCATATAACTGCCGGACATTAGACATATCCTGACACAAGACCAAGGCGGAAGAATCTATATCAGACGGGAATTTGTCCTCATCCTGACCATCCAGCCATTCTTGAACCAGATCTATGATATTCTTACCTCCACTGGAGTAATTATCGAAATCACACAATACAGAAAATTTCCTTTGTGACTCGGCGTTACTTTGTATTAAGGTGGTAGGCTCTGTCTCCGTATAATCACTAGCCAACTTATATGTAAAATCAATCCTAGAATCCACCAAAGAGTTTTTATCCAATATAGTCCTGGTCTCTATCCTCTCGATATCATCACATCCACTAGGGAAATCGGGAGCCTTTATACCGTCTTGATCCTCTGGCAATGATATAGCCGCGCATAACTCGTCAGTAATACCTACATTAGATTCTATGATATCACACAAGTTCTCTATATTATCAGCGATATAATCAATAGCATCATCTACCGTAACATCTTCCCCCATCGTGTTGATAACGAATTGGGTCTCTCCTACCGTGGCATATTCCTGCTCTACATATCTGAGTTGCTTAACATCTAGCTGATTCTTGCATTCTCCCCCAAAATCATCAAATCCCCAAGACGGGTCGTTTATGATCTTTGCCGTATTCTTAAACTGCCAAAGATAACGGCGGCTGTTCCCGGCGCACTGCGGGTTGTTCTCCAATACCGAAGCCGCTGATAGGTCTTCAGAGTTGCCGTCCTCATCAACGATAACCTCCATCTCCTCCCTTGTGGCCGGACGAGGGATAAGCGGGAATCTAGCCGTCCTGTATCCTGTATTGGTAAAGAATCTTATACCCAACGGATATACCTCGTCACGCATGAAAGAGGCGTATTTAGAGCAAGCCACACCGTCTTTATATAGATTCTCCGTGGCTATCGATGTCTGCCATTTAACGAAATGACCCAAGAAATTAACGACCGGTTGAAGATTCCATTCATTCTCCACGGTCAAGCCGTATTGAAGAAGACGATTCCCGACAGACGTCATGCCTCTGGCTGTCTTATATACCGGTATTTCCTTGGATAACTTCTCCATGGTCGTACGCTCGCTATACTGATCCGTAAGGTAATAGATGGTCCTTTCCGTTATCGGATGTATACCTTCTATGAAATACTCAAGAACCGGGCTTTGCTCACCATTAAACCCAACCGTGTTCTGTATAACACCTATCTTATAATGAGATACCTGCTTATCTATATTGGATACAGTAAGCCGGATACCCATGTTGGTTGATTTGCCCCATAAGCCATCACGAATGACTATATTCTGACGATCGAATATCATGATAGGGTTGGTCAATGAGCAATATCCGGTCTTCTCTATCCCGAACTCATCGCACAACGCCACGCAGAACTGGTAGGTCCCGGCACGCAGGCTTCCCCCGAACTCCACGACCTCAGGCTCCACGCACGGGGCCGTCAGCAGCGGGAATACCAGTAGCTTCTCGCAAGCCAGCCTACACCTCTCTATTGGCTTATCATCCCCACATGTCTTATATCCATGATAATGATACCAGAAGTCACCATCATCATCCGGATTAAGTGCCTTGTCAACCATAACATATCGCTGGGGGTTATATCCATCAGTCCAGTATATCACCTTACCACACTTCTCATCCTTGATCTCTATATCAAAGATCGGGTGATGAATGGAAAAGTTAAGACAAGGGTCATCGGTCCCATCCTCTATCAACACCTCCATCAAATCACATATCTCATCGAAACGACCATCCGACTCCTCAAGCCTCTCGCCAAGGATACGATGAATATCTTTCCCTGATCCCGCTAATTGATCCTCTACGGTCTTGACATAATCCAATGACCTCATGAACGTGATCTTAGAGGTGTTGTTATCAGGATTCACCAGAAAGAAATAAGTGTTATCACCAGCTATATCATTCTTATACCCAATAACCTTATAGCCATCAAATCGCTTACATAAAAGGGTACTAGGCTCGTTCTGGATCTTAAGCTGACTCCCATCGTCACCCTCTATGGTAGCGTTCAAGGCGAAACTGTACTCAGACGGGGATAGGTCCTGTGGATGCTTATCCCTGTTCATCCCGGAATCGGGAACCGCTATATTAGAATTATTTTGCACGATGTTATATTTTTCGCAAATATAGCAAATCCGCCAGATAATCACTTATGTGGCGGATTCTAATAAACTGTACGTATTATGCAAAACATTCAAATCGCACAAAAATAGAAAATCCTTCTGACTCTTACAAGCCAGAAGGAAAATCTAAACACTTTGCAACGTTTACCCCTAATGAAAATACAAAAACATAATAATTATGGATTTTTCCCCATGTAGCTTGATTGCTTGTCGGCGTCCTCTACGGATATGTAGAAGAACCCGTTAGTCACGTATCTCTCATTGACGTCCACAAAATCAGTAGATCCTTTGTCCACCCCTTTCTTCGATCCCTCATCACACACAGCGACCAGACTATTAAAGTCATTGGAATAACCTACGACTACACCGTGCATATCCCGATTTCGAGGATCGAATACGTATCTCATCTTACACCTATCTTGACATACTCCCATCACTAAAGCAAATGGGATTCTTGGATACAGACGCAAGAAACCCCGATATTACTATCGCTGGAATTACTCTTGCTCTCCAATTCGGAAATGCCCTTCCGAAGTATATTCCTAGCCGCTAATACATCCCTGTCATTAATTGACTCACATTCAGGACAAATCCATTTACGGTCTTTCAACGACAACAATTTATTGATATATCCACATTCACATGTTTTGGAAGAAGGATACCATTTATCGATCTTATGTACTATTACTCCGTATTTCAAAGATACATACATAAGCTTATCAATAAAAGAAGAATGACAAAGATCAGATATCTTCTTACCCCAAATGCGTCTCATGGCTTCAATATTTAGATCTTCAATAAAAATATAATCATATCTCTTACACAACTCATGAGCTAACTTCCATTGAAAATCAGATTTAAGATTATTAATTTTCCTATGCACTTGTTGTAACTCGAATAATCTTCTACTTCTGTTATTTGATCCCTTCTTGGCGTTTGAAACACGCTTACCGCACTTCTTAATCTTATCCTGATACCTTTTAAAGAACAAGGGAGAGGCAATCTCACTACCATCGCTTTTAGTTAAATAAGTTTTCAGTCCAAAATCCAATCCGACAGATGCACCATCATGTGTCTTTCTATAGGAGTTTACAGGATTATGATCTGTAACGATAATCAAACTAAATCGATGACAGGTCTCCCTAATTATTCTTATTTGTTTAATATTGCCTTCATAATGTCTACTGTATGAAAATTTAAAACGCTTCTTCCCTTTATTAATCGTAAAAATATTTCCATTTAACATAAACCCTCCTTGTTTAAAGACAAAAGAATTAAACCTATCAAATCTTTTAAATTTTGGAGGTCTTTTCGATCTCTTTTTAAAAAAACGACTATAAGACTCATCAAGCCTTTCGAGTATCTCCTGTACTGTTTGCGAATGAAGAAGATTCCTTTTTATCCTTTTAGCGAAATGTTTTTGCATCCTACCTATAGATATGTATTTCCCAGACATCCGGTAATAACGCTTCTGTAAGGAGAGGGCATGATTCCATACAAAACAACATTCACCAAGCATCTTATTAAGATGCTTGGTTTTCTTAGATCTGTATATATTATATTTGTATGAAATCATTTTATTATATTTGCTTCAAAGTTAAACAAATCAATTCATCCACAATCTAAATCAACGTGGTTTTGTTGGTTATCAAACCCCATCCCCGCTACCAAGGCCAAAACGCTCTTTGATATATCACTCATGGTAGTGTCCTTGGCCGGAGCCTTAGGCATAGAAACGCCTTCCATGACAAAATCCAACGCCTTATCTAAAAGCTCGTCGAAATCATCATCCCGAACATAATCCTTAAATATCTCCAATACATATAACCGGACATGGAGTTCGTTATTGACATCATTCAATGTGATCATAATGCTAGTTTTCGGCAAAGCTAGATTATTCCTGCGCAATAAAAGACCAAATATGTCATAAGCGAAGGACTAAAAAAATAAAAACTCCCCCATCCTCACGGACGAGAGAGCTGATAGATATTTGTTTTATGAAAAAGAATAATCACTCACCTATTCTTACAATACAGTCACGAGACTCCTTGTTGTAGATCATCGTGCCTACCTTAGAATACAAGGTCTTTATATTTTGCCAATTATCCTCGCCGTGAGCGGATACGTTAGTAGGGGCATCACCGGTATAAACCTCCTCACCTCCTATATTGACAAAATCATATCCACGTTTCTCCATCGTTCCGCCCTTATAGGCCGTGAATTTGATAGTGACATTACCTTTCTCACGACCACCATACCAGTTACCGTATATACTACACCTGATCTCAAGAGGTAATTTATCGTAATTATCGCCATCCAATAACGGTCCCATCTGGATAAGAGCTGCCTCATTACCCGATTCCATGTTATCACCACCATGGATGAGATAATCACCTACCCGTTCCTGCGTGGTCTGGTACTGTTTACTCCAACCAACCAGCTTGCCGTCCACGTCCGGGAGGCCGGTGTTGTCGAAGCCGGTTGCCGTGTCGAAGTCAATGCCGTCCTCGTCAGCCCAGATATACCTAAGCACAAGGAAATCAAACTCAGGGATGATTACCACCGGAACCGACTCCTGCCTGCACACGAACGTCTTCTCCTCCTTGGTGCCTTCTTTTATAACCTTGTACGTAGCCTGACGTATTTCGCCAGTCTCATTGATATCAGCAGTAACCCTAACCTCAGCAGGGCCGGTACCACTTGTCTTATCTAAATGTATCCAATCAGCCATATCATCGTATTTTGTTAAATAAGTTTAATATACTTATCAAAAGCGTTGGGCCACATACGCTCATGAGACAGCATCCTTCTCCTATTATCCTCAGCCAGTTCCCGATAATCATTTAACGTGATCATCGACATCTTAAGCTCCTTCATAGCCCTAGCGAACTTACCCGGCTCTTGTTGGGCGTATAGCTTATAAGCTTCACCAGCGCCTTGTATCAAGCCATTCACGGCAGCGTTCTCGAAGATCTTCATCTTGATATACGTCTCGACATAATCCTCAAGATAACCTAAATCCGTCTCAGGTATATATGGTAGACCATCCTCATCCTTAGGAGTAGCCCTGTATACGATATAAATAAATCCGTCAAAGCCGGTATACATAGTATTGCCGGATATAGTTATATCATAATTATCCCAAGCGTATTTATCCCGATACTTATCAGCGGCGCAATCACGCCTCAATCCACGACCTATAGATAACCTTACTGGGTGATGGTAATGGAAACGAACCTCATGGGATCCGATATAAATCTTCTCCGTGATCGTCTTCTCAAACTCTTCCTTACAACACTCGGTGCAGGAGTTCCAACGAAACCCGCGCTCCGTGCGCTCAACCCAGCCGATCTCGTGTTGGAGGTCAGCCTTAGCCTTATCGCCGCCAGGGATCTCGCAAACAAGAGGCTCACACCTGTAAGCGTCAAGCATGTCGAAGAAATCGGATGGTAATACCGCCTGCTTGTTACTGGTCTTGATAACCGCCTCAGACATGATGGCTATAACACCCCCAAACCTTTTTAAAGCGATCTCAGCCCACCTATAAACAGATGAGGTATCTATAGCCCCGCTATCATCGTATTTATGTAAATCGGCCTTGATCTCGGCCAATAAGCCCTTTATCGTCATATTTAAGTCTTTTGCACAAAGATATGTATTTGAATCCGTGATACAAAAAAAATCCAGTCTACCCTCACGGGCTAACTGGATCACAAAAACTTCTACAGTTTATAAACCCATTTAACTCCAAATACCTTACTTTCCGATTCAACTTCCCGGTACAAGAACTTATATCTCCTTCCAGACTCCATAGCCATCCTACACTCCTTGTTTAATGCTGGAGAGATATATAAATGAAAATACTTATTCCTCGGCATAAAATCCATACACGTATGGACGTAAGAATATCCACCTGTCCCACGCCTGTTTATAGTCCCGGTAAGTTTATTCAGATATATCTTACGGTTGGGATTAATCTTATGACATAGATAACCGATGTTATTTATATAAACCCCGCCCTCATTATCTAAGTACTTATCACGTATGACTTTCCAGATCAACGACTGACATTCGAGAATATCATTCTTCTCCACGATCGTATGCTTCCTCCTCTTTCCGTTCTTAGACATAATAGACCTGTAGAACCGAAGAAAGTATTGATCAAGTATTTTAAACGACTTAACTTTCATGCCACAAATATAACAATTCTATCCTAATTCGAGTAATATTTAGATGACTTTTGGTGTAAGTGTAACGGTGATAAGGCCGCACTTACCGCCGCGGCACAGGCTGACGCACAGAGACTAGCGCAGGAAAAAGCCAACGCTATGGAATGCGATTGCCCCAAAACATGGAGCGCTAGTGTAACGACGTCTAGCGGAAGCGGGAAAACGATAAATTACACCATACAGTATAATAATCCATGTGGATCGGGAAAGACGTCTAGGATGACTATAGGATACAAGAAAACGAATGGTCAATGGGAATACGAGACGAGAATAGTCCCTATTCCTTCCGGATCAGGGACTTTCTCTGAATCTACAACAACCAACTACGGGATATCATCTGGAGCTTACGCTTATTACGAGGATGGTCAAGGAAGTGGATCTTGTTGACAATAAAAAAGGAGGGGTTAGTTGGCCTCTCCTTTTTATTGTATATACATTATGGTATATAATTATCTATGTTTATATAAATCTAAGATCCTTTTTCTTTGTATGATTCAATATCCTACTGATATGTCTTGTACTAAAACCTGTTTTGTCTTTTATCTTATCATAGATATAGTTCTTTGATACGTATGCTGACATCTCTCCAAGATCCTTTATAATCTCATCATACATATCATGTATCTCATTATATTTTATGATTGAGCTATCTCTCATTCCTCTTTCCCCGATACCATCAACAACATCCTCAGCACCGAAGAAATTGATTATAGATCTTATTATGTTCATGCTTATTGAATTTTTTGCGTTTTCTTATTAATATCCATATCCGGATTCTCATCCGTAGGTATCTGTAGTTTGGTTATCGTCTCCCTTAACGTCTCAGATACCACATATTCCAGTAACTTATCAGGGCATATGAAATCATAATCCCATTGAGATATACATGGATCATCTTTTTTCGTTCCACATCCCCCTAGCTCTAACGCAGCTTTTCTGTCAAGGGTTATAAGATCCACGTTTATAGCCTCTATATTTATATCAGGTATATAGATATATCCATCATTGACGTAATAATAGTATTGATCTATATTACCATATTTACGTTCCTTGTTATTAGCGTATTTCCTTAACGATATAGGAGTAAATATAATATCATCCATGATGTTCGATACCTTTATAATAGCCGGTCCTATACGGGTATATATCATATCGGGAAGCCTTTTCTTGGATCTCATAAGTATCCGGCATAACTTAAACTCATCAAAACAGCAATCAACCTTCCGGACTCTCTCCATCTCCAGACAATTGATATGGGTATATAGCGATTCCTCGCCGAACAAAGTACCGTCAGCGTATTTCTGGGCTATATACGATCTGGCTTTCTGCCTTCCTATAGATAATATCCACCTCCTACTGACATGAGCGTCCTTATTGATGGAGTTCATATTATTTATGATCCTAGATACAAATTCTGAATTTTTCATGCATGAAATACTAAGGAGGGGATATACCCCTCCGGTTATTACTTCTTTTTCTTAACCTTGCCTCCACATTTCATTTGAGGTTTCTTTTTCTCGGAGACTTTGCCTCCTTCTGCCATCTTCTTTTTCTTAGCACATGCCATAGTCTTACTTTTTTAATGTTAGTGATACAATATTAGTCATTTCTATCGAAAATAGAATAAACGAGGTTGATGAAACTACCAACTTACCGCCGCGGCACAGGCTGACGCACAGAGACTAGCGCAGGAAAAAGCCAACGCTATGGAATGCGATTGCCCGGAGCAGAAGACGTGGTCATGGTCTGTATCTATGAATAATGATTGCATGAGTCATGAGCAACTTGTCACATCAAGAGGATTTACGATTACGTATAATAATCAATGTGGTAGATTTATATCTGGCTCTGTGAGTGGTGTAGGATATACACAAAACGGAGAAGAGCAGGTCAATAGCGCTAGCTTCACAATTCCCTCGGGATCTGGAAGCAAGAGTGGAAGTGTGTATTTTAGCCGAGAAGTGGTATGTGGAGATGTAACAATCTCTGGTCATGATTCAGGTAATTGTTGACAATCACTGCTGTAATGGTTTTTTAATAAAAAGGAGAGACTTATTAGCCTCTCCTTTTTTTGTTATACATCAGAATCTTAACAGCTCCCAGATCCTCTCCCAGAAACATTTATGGATCCACATTGTACTCCTGAATCAAAACCTATGACACCGGTTTTTTTACCAGACCCAGTAGGTATACTTACGGTAGTACTTCCAGCCGTAACGGTTTGTCCATGATCATTCCTACCAGTAACAGTTACAGTTATTGATTTAGATGATCCACATTGATTATTGTAAGACACTTCATAGGAGCACCTTAAGGTGGATGTAGAACCAGACAGGCCATTACAAGGATCACCGCTCAGCATAGCGTTGGCGCTCCATGTTTTGGGGCAATCGCATTCCATAGCGTTGGCTTTTTCCTGCGCTAGTCTCTGTGCGTCAGCCTGTGCCGCGGCGGTAAGTGCGGCCTTATCACCGTTACACTTACACCAAGCGCCATTGTTTCCGCCAGAAACCCAGTAAGCGGAAGCCTTCGGAGCCGTACATCCTGACGGACAACCTTGCTTGGTAGCAGTAGCCTCTACATAATCATTACATACCCTTCCACTGCAACCCGCATCCGCTAATGCCTGAGCTTGAGATCTAAGACTCTCTATCTTATCGCTAGCCTGAGCGTTGGCAGAAGACGTGCTAGAAGCGCATATAGATCCAGAAGGTACATCCGGATAGGAGATCGTTACTCCACAAGGTCTATCAGATGGACAATTCCTACTAGCAGCAGATCCTCCTTGGAAACCGATCGTATTACAGCAAGCAGATCCATAGCTTAGATATTTCTCTCTTCCACAATCATTTCTATATAAAGCTACACTTTCGCCAGATCTACACTCAGCCTCTCCTATTCTACTCCAAGAATTAGGATCACAACAGCTATCACAAGAACCACCTGAACATCCACAATCGCAAGACTCATGCAACCTGTTCTCAGTCTCGTCAGAGTGACATCCAGTGCTATCAGTCCTTCTATATCTAGCCCAAACATCACCACCTGAGCAATAGTTTCCGCCATCATAGCTCCAACCACTCCAATTAGGAGGAGTATCCTCGCAATCTCCGTTCTTATTAGCGTAAGCTTGAGCGGCGGCTCTGGTAGCTGAATTGCTTCTGAATGCCTCTTGAACCTTGTTATTGGCGTCAGCCTGAGAGACCGTTGATGTTATAGGATCTAATCCTAACGAGCTATAAGGAACTGATATAGCCACACCTTGTTTACAAGAGCCGCAATTATCCTTGTAGAAAGTAGCGCTTCCAGTACCGGTCCATACACAAGTGCCATGCTGGTTAGCGTAATCTTGTCCTTTCTGATCTAGGATCTGCTCTGCCTTGCTTCTGGCATCCGCCAAAGAAACCTTGCTGGTGATAGCCGTGCCGCCGTTGGCTTGTGTGGAGGTCACCGTTATCCTCTGGCCTACCCCGCCTTCGGCGCAGTTGTTCTTATAGAAGTCACGGCTTGCCACGTAAGTCCATGTACATCCTCCGTTCTTATTGGCGTAAGCCTGACCCTCAGCTCCACGAACGGCATTCTCAGCTTTCTTATTGGCGTCAGCCAAAGATATGTTGGAGGTGTACGGGTGTCCCGGAAGCTTGCTGCTGCTTACGGATACCATGTCTCCTACGCCGCCATCAGCGCAATTGTTCTTCTGGACCTGACCGGTATAGCTTCCTGTCCACGTACAAGTACCCTTCGAGTTAGCCACGCTCTGCCCCTGAGCCGTAACAGCCGCCAATGCCTTGGCGTTAGCGTCAGCCTGAGATACACATGATTTGAACTTGCCGTCAGAGCTAGGAGCCGGATCCGTAACATCATTCTGAGTCACGGTAACAGAGCTTCCAACCCCACCATCCGCACATTGACGGGTGAAGGCCTTAGATGCCGTACCAAACCAGAAGCATGTCTTATTACCACCAGCTATATACCGCTCTTGATTCTCAGGATCAGTATAGCAGGTATTGGTATTACGTTGATGTAATTTAGAGATACAATCCTTACATACGGTCTCGATAGTCTCCCATACCGGTTGCTCAGTCTTAGTATGGCACGTGTCATCATAATTCTTGTTAACAAATGCCTGACCCATCCTATCAATGTAGGCCTTAGCCAAAGCGTCAGCCTCCTCTTGTGAACGGGTAGAGGTGAAGAACTGTCCCATAAGATCCGGGGTTACGGTAATAGGATCAGCATACTGGCAAGTAGGACACTTAGGAGTGAACTCCTTACTATAATTACCGACATATATCTTCAACTCATCACAAGTACCACGATCGTTAGCTATAGCCTGACCTTGTGCCTTGACAGCGGCCTTAGCAAGCTCGTCAGCGGCGTATTGACTCTCGTATGAGTAGAATGGACCTCCGGTTACATCAGCCTCAGTAACGGTAACTGAAGACGGAATCAATCCTCCCGGACAGTTATCCTTCTCGAATGCCTCACTATAATGACCGGTATATTTAGGAGCCTCATGGCAAGTACCACGCTCATCGGCGATCTTCTGACCTTGATTCATTACAGCGGCCATAGCCACTAAATTAGCCTCATCTTGAGATACACAAGACTGGAACGGATGACCATCTACCATGTCTTGGGTTACGGTGAACGGATCTCCTACCTGATTAGCTCCGCAATTGCTCTTCGTGAACTCGAAGCTAGCCTTACCGGTATACATAGTAGCGTTAGAGCAGGTACCCTTGGTATTAGCCAAAGCCTGTCCTTGAGCTTGTACAGCGGTCATAGCCATAGCGTCAGCGGCGGTCTGTGAGTCGTTGGACTGGAATGGGTGTCCTTCTACCATATCTTGAGTGATCGTCACCTTAGATCCGATCTTGCACTCACCACAGTTGTTTCTCGTGAACTCCAAGGAAGCACGGCCGGTATACGTACAAAGGGCGTGGATATTGGCAAGAGCCTGTCCTTGGGCGTCAACGGCAGCCTTAGCCTTGCTGTTGGCATCCTCTTGAGACACGGTGGAAGTAAATGGATAACCATTAACCATTCTATCGTTTACCGTATAAGTTCCACCAGTACCAGTACCACAATTGTTACGGGTAAACGTACGTGTATAAGTACCGGTATATACAGGAACTTTCTCACACTTACCTTTCACGTTAGCCACGTCCTGACCTTGAGCCTCAACAGCGGCCTTAGCCTTGTTATTAGCGTCCTCCTGAGACACGGTAGACCTAAAGTCTCCTGTCACCATAGTCTCGTCTACAACAACCTTAGTACCGTACTGGGTCTCATCGCAATTATTACGGGTAAATTCCTTACTGTATTTACCATGATATACGACCTTCTCCTTACATTCACCTTCAAGGTTAGCTTGTTGTTGGGCGTTAGCCTCAAGATCGGCCTTAGCCTTATTGTCAGCATCCTCCTGAGAGATAATAGAGAAGTACTTACCAGCGGCTACAACATAAGTATAAGGTTGACCGATATGGAACTCATCGCAATTGTTTCTAGTGACTGTCTTCTCCATCCTAACGTTATAGTAGACGTTAGTCTGACAATCGCCACGCTCGTTGGTGATAGCCTGACCTTGCGCCTCAACAGCATCCTGCGCCAGCTTATTGGCGGCATCCTGTGATACTGTAGAAGTGAACGGATAGCCAGAACACATCTTCTCGTCCACAGTGAAGTCAACAGGAGTAGAACCTTCAGGACAATTGGTTCTCTGGAATACCTTAGAATACGATCCGGTAAATACCGGTATCTTCTCACAATTACCCTTGATATTAGCTATATCCTGACCCTGAGCCTCTACAGCGGCTTGTGCTAACTTATTAGCCTCCTCCTGAGATACGATGGATCTAAAGTCTCCTGTAACCATCGTCTCATTAACAACCACATCCGTTCCGTATTGAGTGGAGTCGCAATTGTTACGGGTAAAGGTCTTGCTAAACTTACCATAATAAATATTCTCCTTAGGCTTACACTCACCCTCCAAATTGGCTTGTTGTTGACCGTTCTTCTCAATATCCTCAATAGCCTTCCTATCGGCGTCCTCTTGAGAGATAGAAGACACGTACTTACCCTCAGGAACGATGTAAACATATTCCTGACCATCACTGAACTTATCACAATTGTTACGGATAAAGGTTTTCCTTTGCTCCTCGTTATACCAGATGTCAGTTATACACTCACCATGCTCATTGGCGTATGCCTGACCATTTAGGGCTATATCCTCCATAGCCTTGGCATCGGCGTCCTCCTGTGAGATAAACGACTTGTACGTCCGTTCCTCAACCACATACAAGACAACCGAACCGTGCTGGTTGGCTAGACAGTCATCCTTGGTAAACGGCTGAACCATCTTGATATTATAATAAACGGGCTTGGCATCTTGGGCTATCATATACTCCTTAACAACACTACCGTCCTTTGACGTTATACGGAACTTAGCCGTACAGATCTGACCGGTGTAATTAGCCTTGTATACGATGTTAAGCTTATTATCGCCTACCCCATGGCTCTTGTCGTTAATGGCAAAGCAATTACCCTCAACGCAATTCTTATCTACTTCCCTTGCCATGTCAATCCTCCTCTATTCTCCATGAAACATTATCTCCGGCCTCTACCCTCACGATCTGGGTATCACCATCCTTATTAAGCGTCAACCTTTGCGGATCCACGTTAAAGGGTGGTTCCGGTTCCGGCTCCTCGCTGCCATCGCCACAAGTGCAACATACCAGTTCAATATCATACTCGGTATTGGACTTGATATCGATAACGACCTGACCGTTCTCACTAGTCACGTTATCAAAGTCATGATCAAGTGTAATATAAGGTATATCATTAGGCTGTTGATTGATATTAACAACCTTGCCATTCAAGACAAACATCTCATGATGCTCCTCGTTATCCATGTTCTTAGGCATGGCTATAACGAAGCTAGCGTCATACAGGTCAGTGGCTCCCGGATCCTCAGGATCGGCGTACACCACGTATCTGCTATCCTCGTCAGGTATCTTAACGGATAGCCCGTTGACGTTCATAGACACCATATAGCATTTACTTACCGAACCACCAAGAGTAAGGCAGGAGGCCTTGACCGAGGCGGAGTTAAGCTTGGCGTTGATGACCGCCGTCCCGCCCTCCATGTCAAACATGATATTGGCCGGATCCACGCTCACCCGCTCCATACCCTTCTGGGTTATGGTAGCGAGTTTCGTTACCTTGCCTTTCTCGACCGCTACGTAAGTCTCCCTAGGCAACCTACCCATCCATCCCGGCTCTACCTTGATCGCCACCTCGTCGGGACCGGTACCGGAAATCTTGTCGTAGGACACCCATGAGGAGCCTTGCTCGATCTTAGCAAGAATATCTTTTAAATTATTCATATCATTCCGCTTGAGTTATAGTCCATTTATCACTCTTGCCTACGATAATCTCCAGAATCTGCTCACCGCCCTCAGGAGGATACTCGAAGTTAGTAGGCTTAATCTCAAACACGCTGGCGCCACCACAACCAAGATCGCAGATCATGTCCGGCAACCATCCCTCCTCGAAAAAACGCTCTATAAGCTCCCTGACGGCCTCTGAAAAAGAATCAAGCTCCAACCTGTCTGCTGGGACAGACCCTTTCTTAAGTGTCTCACCACATACCCAACCGTCACACTCGGAAGCCAAGACCGTATCATACACTCTCTTAGCCATAGCATGAAGTATTTAAAATATTACTATTCAATGTAGTATATACGATATTAACATCAGCGAACTCATCGCCCATGCAATACCTTTTCTTGAACTTAATGGATCTACCAGAAACGACATACCCGTCGTTAGGTACGATAGTACCGCAGTAGGTCACGCTAAGAACATTCAGAGGCTCGTATCTTAACCTTACGGCCTGCACTCCCTTAAACGAATCCCTTTGGATGGACGCCGTTGCTCCAGATACGGCAACCAGCTTCCTTACCAGAGACTCGATTACGCTATTCATGCCATCTCCGTTCCTGATATCTGCCTCAGGAAAAGACTGACCATCATATATGATCTGGGAACTGTAGATACTACATTCATTCCCCGGTCTATATTCCGGCTTACATGGATTACAGTTATTCCTCATATCAAATCAATTTATTAATCATTCTCCTTAATTCAAGTATCTCAGCATCCCTGTCCCGTATAGCCTTTATCATAGCGTTAAGGACATCAGACATATCGCAGCTGGGAGATAATCCCAATGACTCCACACGTACCTTGTCTCCTGGATAAACACAGTCGGTGCTCATGTACGTAGAGCACGGTACTTTCGTATCGTCTACAGTAGGCCTGTATTGTTTCTTGTTACAACCATTCATTGTTACCATACCTCCTCTTCAGTTCCGCTATCGCCACCGCCATTACCGGCGTTGACAAGCTCGTTTATAATCTTCTTCAAATCCAGAACCTCGCGATGGTATAAATCTATCTGCTTATCCCTAGACGCTATAATACGCCTCAATGAGTCTACAACGACAGAGATATCAGTGCCTTTCTCTATACCGTCCACCACCAACTCATCACCTGAGTATAAGACGCATTTATCATATAAAACTATAGGACATCCATAGCCAACACAAGGCTCGTCCTGACAATCCCTATCGCAAGGATCACAAGGATCCTCAGGGCATTTGTTAAGAAACCTATCTATCTTAACGCCATGACAGCATTCTTTAGGACGCTCCCTCGAATGATCATGACAACAACCACCTGTATTACACATATTAATAATATTAATGTTTTTAGCAAAGATACTTATTTGGTTTGATTATAAGACAACGAGACGCATGAAACAATAAGAGGTAGAGACCATAAGCCCCTACCTCCAAACACTAATCTAACATTATGGAAAACACAAACGCATTCTTACCAATAACATTGATCCTCTTGATCAATATTCTCAATCCATTTCTCGCACTCAAGATTAAGATCGGCGTACTCCTGCCCCTCTACCATCAAAACCTCACGGGCTTTGGCGTTGGCATCCTCTACTGATATCCATGATCTAAACCTATTGGCTTTGATAGAATAATATACCCTACCTGATTTATATCCAAACGGACATACCTTCTCAAACCAATCACCGATCGTAGTATTATAGAATACAGGGGAGCAACTACCTTCGGAGTTAGCCTTCTCCTGTCCTTCTTTCATGAACTTCCTATAAGCTAACGTATCAGCATCAATCTGGGATATATCGGATATGACGGCTCCGGCTGGCAATTCATACACAATACCTTCTTTACCTGATGTCCCGGTCTCACAATCGTTCTTGTAAAACAAGCCACGAAGAGGCTGTGAGGCCCAGTCCTCGCAGCAAGCCCCAACAGCGTTGGCCTCCCCCTGCCCGATCCTTCCAAGCTCCACCATCGCCTTATCATTGGCGTCTTTCTTGGATACGTAAGAGACGAACCTGCCTTCCTCTACGCATATTTGTTCCTTGGATCCCTTACCGCTTACGCAATCGTTTTTAATAAACTCATCGCATACCTGATCATTATACCATACAGCCGGTATTATGTCGGCATATGTATTGGCGTAATCCTGACCGTTGGCATTGACATCATCCTCAGCCTTACTATCAGCCTCCTCCTGCGTATCGCCAAAATAAACATCGGCCGGGACCCGGTAGTCAACAGAGCCGCCCACGTACCCGGCAGGCGGGTTGTTTCTGGTGAACGTCCGTACTATTTCTTTATTACCGTATACCATTATGATTCACTTTGTCACAAAGATACAATTTAAAATCAAATTACAAAGGAAGAGCCTTTTTGCTTCTCAAAACCTTATATAGATAATCTCTTAATTGCTCCTCGGTAGTTATATATCCAAACTCAATCATTTTAGCTATATCAATCTCCAGCTCCATCAACTCCTTAGCCTTGGCCTCCTCGCCAACGGAATTTCTTATCATAGTCTCATGAAGACCGTAAACTATTATATTCAAAGATCTAGCTAAATCCTGTATTTTATCTTTAAACCTTGATGAGTCCACGATTTTAGATAAAGCGGAAGACATTCTCTTATAAGCATCACCGGCCTTATCCCTATAATCTATAAGCTGGTCATGAACAAATCTGATAACTTGAACCTCAAACCTCGGATTTATCCACATAGCGAACTTGATAAACAGAAATGGATGCATCCACACCTGTTTCTTAGGTCTTCCTGATTTACCTGGTTCTTTTACAGTAGATATCTTAACTAATTGATTATCAATTTTTGGGCATTTTTGCCCAAAACTATCAACAGACAATTCCTCTAATAACGCATCAATAAATTCCTTCGTTTTAGATGATGACAAAATACATCCATCTTCCTTTGTTCATTACCTTCTAAAGAGTTCCATTGTCTCACTAATTCATATGCTTCGAAATAACCATCACTAGTTCTTTGAAAAACGTTAAAATCACCCATTTTTCTCGTCAAAACATTAACCGTCTTCATTTTTTAGTCTAATTTTGAGATTAATAATTAAATAGTTTATGTCCGCTCCCTCGTGAGAGTCGGCGGACATACAAAAATAGCCAATTGGTGTGACAAACACAATCCAATTGGCTATTTTTAATATCCTAAAATCAGGACATTAATTACCCATTACAAATCTTATCCTCCAAAGCATAAAGAACTTTCGCTACGGTCTTATCACCACTTACCTTCACGCAAGACTCACCAAGATCCCGGACATCTATAGCCTCCCTGATACGGGTAAGCTCGTCATATATCTCCTCTATCACGTCAGAGATCATAACGCACTCATCAGAGTCCTTATACTTTGACCACTCTGGGAGATCACCCTCGTAGGGTACGCAAGTGGACGGAGTTATATGTGAACAATTATACTTTTTCATACCAGCAACCTGTTAATATGTTCCTTTAACGATCTTACCTCATCCGGGCATAACCCGCAATCATTATCGCACAAGGATCTTTGTAAACGAATTATCTTGCCCCAATAGGATACATCGGGCTTGTCCCCAATCCTATACCTATGATACCTCATGTATCTACCCCATTGGCAAGATAACCATTCGTCTACGACCTTACATAGATCTATCCTATCAAGGTTTGATATAGATTGAGCGCCCATCAAGTATCTCCTTTCTCATTTCTTGTACCTCCTCATCAGGCGGGCATCCATATGGCAGGTTCTTGATCCACTCACGGATCTTCTTCTGCATATTAAGATAAGATACACCCACGCCACCACCCTTGGTACGAACTTGTTTATATATACTAACCACATCACGCTCCATTGTCTTCAACGGATCGAGCATGACCATACAACCGGCGGTGCTTCTAGAAGCATATTCCCTATCGCTAACAACGGTAGAAGAAGGACGATTCATCATACTTCTCTCAATCCTTTCTCTCTCGGCCTTTAACGCCTTTTCCTTACAAGTATTACAACCCATAATTATATCTTTAAAATTCAACAATCCACGCAATTAGTAGCCATCTCAAGAAGCTCTCCTACACGATCAATGATCTCATGAGCCGCCTCTATATTATCCAGCCTGACGTTAGCCTCAGCCACGACCATAAGTGTTTCCATCTCCTGTATCTTATTTATAAGATCCTTATCCTTGTCCTCGCATAGGACATCAGTCTTAATCCATAGCCGATCAAGACGTCTGCGTATAAGATCCGTCTTAAGATACTTGCGACTGAAGTTGTAAGTAGAAGGGCTACCTATGATCTTGATATCATATATACCATCAGGTAGATCAAGGTACTTGACATTACAATCATCGTAATTAAAGCAATTAAGGCCTAGTGTTAGGCTAGTAAAGGTATTGACCTGATTCTTGCCAAGGAACAACGTAACGGGGTCGGACATGCCCGGCGTAGTGATCTCGATAATCGCCTTCCTGTCCTCTAGTAGCCCCCACTCAGACTCATCCAATACCTGAAGCACTTTGGGATCACGTGTCTCTAGCACCTGAAATGACAGCCGAATATCATTCATATTAACCTTCTTATCGTACCGGCATAAGCTATCGTCATAACGGGCTTGCATATCAAGATCCGGGATATCGGTATAATATGTCTTGACCTCATGACCGTTGATAAATACCGATGTTATCTGGCAAACATGAGACCTAGCGACATCAAAAAACACCATCCTTACATTACCCTCATAATCGACTCCCGATGTCGGGTATGTCAATATCTGGGTATTATACTCACCATCGTTACGCCTAGCTACGACAGTAATTACGATAGGCTTCTCTATATCGTAATCATCCATGATAATCCTTGCGGCAAACTTATCATGAATTATCTTCGGTATGATATTGATCTGATTCATCTTAATATCTTTTTCACAAAGATACTAATTTGATCGATAAAACAAACGAGGCTATAAGATAAGAGCATCAAGAAGATCCTGCTCGCTTAGAATTATACCTCCATTGATAGCCATAGACATAGCTAAATAAAGACATAAGCATGTGAGATCATATCTAAGCATTCTACTCCTAAGAGATACAATAAACTTTTTAAGGTCAGGATTATCCCCAGCCAAAGACATATAGCCGCTAAAAAGGAACGTATTGTATATAGGATCGGATGTAGACGATTTGATATCGCTGTAAGACATACCACAAATATCTACCCACAATCTTATAGATTTGACGACTATCTCCTTTACAAGAGACTTATTCAACAAACATCCGAATCTGACCAAAGCCACTATATCTCCCCACTTCTGATCGGATATCTCTTTAATAACATACATCGACCCATTCAAAGGATCTTTCACGACAGATGACAGTATATTCTTACATCCAATGGAATCCGATAGCTCTTGGATATTAAACATATTATTATCGTGGTTAAATACGATGGACATATCTCCACCTCTTATGATACTAAAGCTACTCATCACGAATCCTCCACAAAAGAATTAATATCAAAACAGTCATCATAAGAGCATAGGCCAGGCTCATATCCTTCCTTGCCATCCTCTATGTCAGAAATAGCTCTATCAGCAATAGATCTTAACTCTAATAGACTTACACCTAAAAAATCTAAGGCCTCTTTCAAGTACTTATATAAGGACGAGGTTTTAACTTCCTTAAACCCCTCGTGAATCAAATGACTATTGAATATACTGAAAAGAACTTTATCATTCCTACCGTCAAACCTTTTACCATTGTTTTTAAGACTACCATCAGAGTCAATCATCTTCCTTATCTTACTCGCAGATCTGGTATTTATGATATTCACCATAATCATAACTTTGTAGTCAACAGCGGCTCTTCTAGCTTTATTAGCCCTCCCCTTTGAACTTACAGGTGCATTGTCCTCGCCGCCAATATACCTGAACTTAGCCTTGCCTACAAAGCATGATGGATAAACCTTGCGAATATTCCACTTATAATTATAATCACCGATTGATCTCATGATCGACAACTCGCTATCAACTACCATCGATATCATCTTATAAGCCTTCTCAAAACACTTAAACGATCCTACATACTCATAGATAAACCGGTACGTCATACCTAGCTTAAAATCTTTATCAGATATCCTATTAAACACTATAGCTCTATCAAAGTTGATGATAATAGCCATAATAATCTTAAGCCTAAAGTAGGGAGGTATATAAATATCATCAGGACTGATGTTCCTAGGATTAGCCGTGGTATAATCAGCGCCAGCGAAAGTATCTCTACGTTTCTTGAAATTACGCGGATATATAGGCTGACATTTAGATAGCTTAATGCAAGTACGCCCCTCATCTACCTGCTTCTTCTCAGCCTCGGTATACACCGGAAATTCCTTTATCATAGAAGAGCATTTCCTTATATAATTCAAGTCGAAATTCATATTGTTCATATTTTGTCCACTTCAAATATAAGCAAAATATAAGACCTTTAAAAGAATAAGATGAATTAATTTTCCCATATATCACCATTATTATTTCATTAATAACATAACTTGCTGAAACACAGTTGTCCATTTTGTGACATGTGTAATAAGAAGCTTCGCCTCTTTCTGAAGCAAATCTCATTATAAAGCATTCCTTTATTTAATTCTTACCAATTTCTAATTAATAACCCTATTAATGAAATGATGTTAGCTAACGCCTTTTATTATCTAAAGTAGACATCCAAAAAACATTAATTTAAAAATGAGTAGTATGTTGGCAGATAAAGATCTTAATAATCCCACTCAAGACTCTTTATGATTGTATTATTGAGATATTTACTATATCCTTACATTCGATCTTATTTGGCAGATGACTACTATCTTTAAACATAATGATCCTATATGTTTACTTCTTTTCTGCGCTAAAGCGTGAAGTGCCAAAGGGAATCGGCAGGGTTGGTCGTGAGTCGCTCCGCTCCTGGCCGGCCATGGGAGGCAGCCACCAGCCCCACGCCATGACGCCGCCACCTTGTTTATTGGCTTCCAGCAAGAGTCACCTAAAAACAATACTTGTCTATACAATTATCTCTACGGTTCCAGAAGTTAAATAAGAACTATTTGGCTTTAAGGAAAGTTGTTAGTTAAAAAGATGGTCAATTAAGTTATCTGGTCAAATAAAATCTTTATATTCGCGTCACGGTCGGTTGGATGAGTGGTTTAGTCGGTGGTCTGCAAAACCATATACCCCGGTTCGAATCCGGGACTGACCTCTATGCTATTTGCATATCCTTTAAAAACTAATCAGATAAGGGGCGGTGAGGGATCATAGCCCCTTTCTTTTTGGAGGTTCAAAATCTGACTCCCATCTAGCTATATCACTTATCCTGAAATCGTCCATCATAAAATTTCCGTTATTCATACCATCACCTCGTGTATTAATACCTAGGTTATAAGACCTAAGGGAAAGCGTATTATTGGTTTTCGTGTTAATAATAAGTATACCATTAACAAAACATCTTAATATGTCATATTCATTACTGCTTCTGACTATAGCTATATGATACCATTTGTTTGCCTCAACTCTATCAACATGCCAACCAGCTTGTTGAGTTTGAAATAAAAAATAAAAACCAGTACCTGTTAAAACTACACCAAAATAAAAAATACCATTAGGATGTTCATGCTCAACCAAACAACTTGTAACAAGATTGGTTGACTTATACCAAAAGTCTATAGTAAATGGATGACCGTCATAAAATAGCTCAGGCAATAACGATTCTTTGGTGTTTATGATAGTATAAAGAAAAGGATCCTTTTCGTTATATTGGACACATTGTATTGAGCCATCGGTGATAAGATTGCCATTATTGGCTATAAAGAGATCGCCAGAGGGAATAGGATTCCCCTCTACCTTAAAATTACCATTGAATCTCATTAAGAACCTAGTATGATCATCAATCACCCCCCCCCTAGTACATTCAATCATTCTTCGTCTCATAAAACCTTCATTTTCTTTAGCAAATATATTAAAACCAATAATATCAACAACACACTAATTGATGTGATAGCTATTGGCCATCTTGATTCTTTCTTATCATCTACATCCTTATGTTCGATGTCTGTCTTCTTATCAATATCCTCAATACCGGTGATCGTCTTATCAATGCCAAGAGAATCAGCCGTCACCGTGCTGTCCCGCCGGCCGATGACGATATGGGTATCTGTCTGCGAGGACACCGGCCGTTCCCCCGTGGCAGGATCAACATCCTTGTCCGTATCGAACTTCCTCTCCGTTATAACAATATCGGCATTAAGATCAGATGTCTTGATCTCTACAATCTTCCGATCCATGACCTCATCTATCATCGTCTCTATCCTGCTGATCAACCGATTATCTATAGATGTGTCACTAACCTGCCTCCTGCTTCCGCAAGAGGACAGGGACAGCGACAGACCTAAACAAAAAACAGCCTTAAGACTTATCCTTAACCTCATCATCAGCGATCTTCTTTATATCGTCAAACGTCTCGTCAGGTATGTTCTTGGAAAAACTAAACATCTTGAATACGTTTATCCTCTTAAACACGGCCTTGAATACCTTAACCAAATAAGCGTCAGCGAAAGTATCCCCTATGGTATTCAAGAAAAGCATGACATATCCCACAAGGGCTATATACACACCATATTTGGTTACGGTAAGTATCATACTAGCCTCCTCCTCGATCGGGTATAGCGTCTTATATATAACACATAATGTCATTACTATAAAACAAGACAAAGCGAACTCCTTAAGAATATCAGTAAACCTGACCTCCCTAAGCCATCTCTTAAAACTAAACCGTCTTCTACGGCTTCGTCGGAGCTTCCAGCCCCTTACGCTTTGCGCTAACCTAGCCAAGAAATTCGCTATTAATACTATAAGTAATACGGTCAATAAATGGTGTACTGGCTGGAAATAAGCCCAACAAGAGGCACCATACGCAAGCGCAATATTCCACAAAGCCCCCACTCGCTCTATCATGTCTTTGTCTTTCATTTTATACCTTACTCGCAAAGTTAACTACTATACCATTAAGTACCTAAAACACCACGGCATGTATACCGTTCCTCGTGTCAAGACTATCAAAATGCAACCAATTCACCTTACCCTCAAGCCTAAAAGGATATGGAAGCATATCCTGATGATCTAAAATCAAACCTCTGGCTTGTTCCGCCGTCATCGACTTGACATCGAAATCACCGGCCTTACCCAATACATGAGCGGATAGATAAACATCCTTCTTATCCTTGACGATCTGGCACATGTTGCATCTAAGACCACGCTGGGAAAACTGTCCTTGCTTATCCCAGTTATTACAATACATAGGCTGTTTGATTATATCCCTACGTAATATAAGTAAATTATGGAGAAACCCTGTGTCAAGGAACTGCCACGATCTTTCCTTCCACTTATTGTATGTATGGGGACATACCAATTCTACTATGTCAAAATACGAACCTAATTCTTTTACAATATCATTTCTATTCATTTCAAGCTGGCTTTATCGTCCATTTCTGGGCGTAATTGTTTTTTAATACATATATTTTCTCCATAGGCGTAGCGGGAGATCCGTTGGACTGGCCTTTCACGAATCCCTCGGGGGCCTGCTCCGTGCCGGAAGGACGCTGGTTTTCGGTTGGATAAATAGCATTATACATGCTTACCGAAAGACTATAGAACTGGTTCCTCTTCCCATCCTTAGCCACGGATGTCATAGTAATCTGATCCCATCCTACAACAAGGTCGTAGAAAGAGTTCACGAAATCATCTGATCTTTTTTGGCTATGAGTGGATGCATTCACGTTAAACCGTGTAATAGCCCTCATCTCATAAATATAATCCGGAAGCTTATCCATTCTAAGACTATTGCTATTAGCTGCAATGAAACTAGTAAGATGCTCCAATCCCCTTCCAGACATATTATCATCATTCCAACCCGTCCTCCTTTCTCCACTTACCCAGTCGTCTAAAAAATAAAAATCAGTAATATTAGGATTTATTTTATCTACCTCGAAAAAAGGAAGGGTGTTTATATCAAAATAATTCCACATATCAGAAGGGCCAGGAGGTATTTTCAACGAAGTTAATTTAGGAAGATCATTAAACTCCTTTATATACCTATCCAAATAACATGAAGATAATTCAAGGGTTTGAAGATTTTTCATATTCTTTATATTCCTTATCCCGCTAGATTCTATATCCCTAAGATCAAGCATATTAAACATACCTAAATAATACACCTCAGTCTTACTAGTTATAGCCTCAGGCATTTCAGTCATTCTTTGCCCTACATTTGAAAGCTCTATATAAATTAATTTATTAGATCTCGACAATTTATCTACCGGTATGCCATCATTAACATACATCGTATGCGATACGACCAAAAATTCAAGACCTGGAATATCTACGATCGGGAAAGCCGTCATCTTACAAGCTTGAATATTGACATAATAAATATCACAAGTAAAATCTATCGACACAGCCCGTTGTACGTCCCTCCTCCCATCAGCGTAAGCATGATTATCCACAGGTACGTATTGCGATCCATCCTCCTTCCTGAACCACCACGTAGTATTGGGATTTTTCCTGTGTTGTATTGCCAAAGAACGGAATATGATACGATAATTATCCTGCCCTTGAACCTTGGTCATAGGAAACTGTTCCTTTATTCCATCCCCCCAATCCACATTAGCCATACCGGGCTTTCTGGATCTAAACTCAACAAACGTATTAAAAGGATTATCAACGACAGGATCGGGTACATAATTATAATCATCGGTATAACAATTTCTAAGTGCCCTGTCCCATGTAGTGAACCATACGAACTTATTTGATGAAGCCTCATATTTATATAATGTCTTAGCCATTACCTATCTTGTTAAAATATTCTACAATAACATTCCTGTCCAATCCCATAGAATCACATAAATACTCTCCTTCTGGTTGGCCCCCAAACGATAATACCTTATCCGTATCATGAGCTAAAACATCTCCATCGCCTACAAAGGTACGCCCATCGTCAAATACGATAAGCTTATATGGCTTATATGACCTCGTGTCAATATCAGAAGATCGTATTGACCTTAACACCGAAGCCTCTGGCGCCATATTAAACCTCCATCCATAATTATTCATAAGCACATAAACCATCTCCATAGGAGTCGATGGAGAGCCATTAGACTGACCCTTTATAAAACCAGAAGGTGCCTGTAATACGCCACTAGGCCTTTTATCAACAGGATTGGCATCCAAATACATACTTAGATACAATCCATAAAACTGATTCCTTTTGCCATCGGAAGCGGAGGAGGACATAGTGAGATAATCAAACCCCATTACCTTCTCATATAATATTGATATAAACGTATCACATCGACTTTGGGTTGACAAGGAGATCTGCATATAAAAACTACTCATAGATCTCATCTCATATATATAATCCGGCAGATTACTTACATCTATATTACTATAGCCATATGAGGCGATAAGGCTAGTGATATTTTCCAGCCCCTTGCCGATCATATACGGATGCCAACTTACAACGGATCCATACCATCTGTTTATATGATCGAAGGTCCTTAAGCTAGGATTTATCTTATCCACCTCATCCATAGCCGGGCATGTATTAGGATCAAACGATGGCATAGCCACTCCCGGGGATATACGTAATTCTCTTAGCTTGCTAAAAGACAGCCATTCCCTTGGATATACCCTAACCCTGCAACCTGCCAAAGATAATGTTACAAGATTAGGCCACATAGAGGGGAATTTCCTTATATTAGAAGACTCCGTATCATTAAAATCAGCCGTTCGACTTAAATTAATACCTTTTAACTTAGTCAACTTATCCCAATCGTCTGGTATGGATGTCAATGCCCCTACACCTAATTCGCTAAGTGTTATATACTCTATATTTACCGATCTACGTATCCTATCTTTAGGAATATCGGTTATATTCCCATCGCCGGTAATGGATAAGATTAAGTTGATAATACTTGGGGCGTCTAATATCGGGAATCCTACCATCATTATCCTTGCTGTTTGAACGTATGTAATATCATTCGTAAAAGTCATGGTAATGACCCGCTCTTTATCTAGCCCATCAGCGTAAGCATGATTAGGCACAGGGATATACTCACTCCCATCTTCCTTATAAAACCACCATGGATGGCTATCCGGATTCTTACGATAACTTATATCCCTTCTCCTGAACATCAACCTATATCGCCCGTATATGGATTCGCTCCTATCCTTCACGAAAGGGAATTGCTCTTTATTCCCGTCACCCCAATCGACCTCACACATTCCTGGGGCCTTGGAATAAAACTGTATACTCTCATTGTAATTATTAGTATTCAATATAGGATCAGGCACGTCATCAGTAGTATCATTCCTGTCAACGCCCCTAAAAGCATATTTGCCTTTAGTAAAAAAGGTTATAGACCCTTTATTCGTATCCTTACATATCAACTTCATATCTCTCCCTCCTCTATTCTTCTAAAATACTCGACAACCGGTGAGCTGTCCAACCCCAGATCGTTACAGATATCTATAGCCTCGTATTTGTCGGCGAAATTATACTTACTCATATTATCATCCAACACGTCTCCGCTGAACACGGATACATGACCGTCCTTTACGCCAAGGACGAACGGGGCGATCCTAGTCTTCCCCGCCCGCCGTGCCCTCGTAAGGGCGGCCTTGGAAGCCGGGGCAGGGGCCAAGACCCATGTCTGCCCGTAGTTATTGGTAAGTACATACACCTTCTCCATAGGCGTCGTAGGATTACCGTTGCTAACACCCTTAACAAACCCCTCAGGGGCTTGATAAACGCCAGATGGTCTCTTATTAGTAGGAGCTGAGGCAGTATATAAATCTAAGGTGAGTTTATAAAACTGATTCCTATTACCGTCAGAAGCCGTCTGTGACATCGTTATATAATCCCAGGACATCATCTTATCATAAAACGTGTTAACGAACGTATCAGCCCTCTCCTGCGTATTTATAAATCTACCACCATCACGCAAATTCCATACCCTAAATTCCCTTATCTCATACAAGCAATCCGGAAGATCGTCTACCGGCACCGTACTTGAAGAACAATATGCCCGTTGAATCTTGTTCAACTTCCCTCCTACCAGATCTTGTTTCCATGAGCTACCATTACCCATAAAATCAACGCCTGCCTTATCATCCCCTACCTTATCCACCTCATCAAATACAGGTATATTATTCCTATCGCTTATAATATTTATACCCACAGCCGGAATAGAATTAAAGGCCGGATCATAAGAAGGGATGTTACACCAATTGAAATTAAACTCGGTAAGATTCTTCCATTCAGAGAACCTTCTCCAATTAGAATCAGGATCATCCCCGAAATTAAAAACGCTATTGCATCCGAAATACCTCAGGTCTTTCATATTTAAAAAACCTTCTGGCCAATTACTCCATACACCAGAATGAGAAAAAACTCCCATCTGTATATTACGAAGATTAACGCTCTTGCTTATCCTGTCATATGGGATATCGCCATTTTTTAAAACGGATCTAACCACAGCAAAATAAGTTATATCAGGAAGATTAGTTATAGGGAACTCATGAAGGACAATACCATCCATATTAAATTCCCCATCAATTACATTAGAGAACCTCATCGTAACCTCTCTACGCCTGATATCGCTATATTTATGTGGGGGGACCGGTATGTATTGTGAACCATCCTCTTTCTTATACCACCATACGGTATCATCCGGATTCTTCTTATACTCAATGTCAAGAGACCTGAATACAATCCTATAACTACCATCAGATACCTTAACTAAAGGATATTGATCCTTCGTCCCATCCCCCCAATCAACGTCCACGAATCCTGGCTTTCTTGTCGAGAACCTAAGACTGCGATTAAAAGCATCCGCTGATATTATCGGATCGGGTATATAATCAGCGCCCTTACCATCATAACAAGGGAACCTGTCCTCATTTACTATAAACGTGACATAGGACGCTACCGTGTCGTATCCTGCTAAAAAAGCCATACCATTAATTTATTGAGGTTATATCATAAGACACCCATTCCTTATACCCGTTAACCATCTCATATACCTTGTTGATGGTCTTGCATACGACAGCGAATCCAATATCCACGTTAGGGAACTTCTCGTTAAGCTCATCAATAGTAAGTTCCCTGACAATACTCTCATCCCATTTCCTCATCTCCTTTACCTCCATAAGGATCGGTTTTCCGGTTACGCCTACGCTCATCACCCATTCTCCCTCACGGTTGAAATCAGCCAGATCCGGGAAGATCGTAACGCCAAAAAGATCGGAGAGGGTGAAGGTCTCTCCGGTACGGGTGAAGGACGCCGCCGCCCCGGGCGTAAGGACCACCTCGTTCACGGCCAACAGGCTCGTAAGTTTCTTGGCTCCTCCTGATACCGTGGCGTTAAACACGACAGTAACATTACCGGTAGCGCTATTAACGAACTTGATCTCATCCTTATCGCTATTTATAGCTTGTAAACGTGATCCAGATACGATATTCACGATCTCATAGTTCTTGTCATAAGTGCTCTGTAGCGTCACATTACCGTATTTAGTATCGATAAGAGTAATCCACTTAGCCTTGCCTCCTACTACCTCCACAAGCTTATAGAACACGTCATTACCGTCAGCGTCAACCCATCTAGCTATAGCTCCAGGAGCGAAATTAGTCACCTCCCGATCTTGGGTATAACTAACGGTGCTTTCCGTAGGCTTGTTAGCTAAAGTAACGTAAAGACATTGCTCTACATCGGCCTCCATCTTAACTATACCAGCTCCATCGTAATAATAATCAGGTACGTTTTTCTCTCGTATCAACAAGATGGTACCTTCCTTAAGCTTGTCGGCATTGGTAGGATCATCCACAAAAGACTTCATCTGGATATAGGTATCAAAGATGATCGACGTACTCTTATCCTCTATCTTCTGGTTGATATCATCAACAATATTATTAATCTCATCTTTCGTATAATAAGGAGACAAATCCACCTTCGGACCTTCCTGCTCTAAAGCCTGAGCTCCATCCCACCAATAATCAGGCACATCCTGCTCCCTGATCCAGAAGCTGTCCCCCACACGGAGCTTAGCCGTGTTCTCCGGAACCGCCAGCCACTCATTCATGGCATCGACCGTATCAAATATATACGCCGTGTTCTTGCCCTCAGCTATACGTCTTACGACAGCCAACTCGCTCTCGACATCGCTAAGTCTTTCCTTTATATTATTGATCTCCCGCTCCAGCTTATCATAATTATCCTCCTGATCTATAGCATCGCCTATAGACATATAGACCTCATTGGTGAGCTTATTATAAGTAATACGGGCTACTTTCTCGTAAGATGTCTTATACGACCCAGTTCCTTTATGGGTATTACATACAAAATCATATGTATTCTGATATACAACAGATCCACCGGTATTTATAAAATTATATCCATCTTGGCTCATCGTACCTCCCTTGTATCCGACAAGCTCAAAAGAGCATTTACCCGTACCTTTAGACCCAAACCATGTAGCGTAGGCCATGAAATACGTCTCTTCAGGTAGGATATCATAATACTTAGCCCTTAAATCCTTAACCGACATCCAAACACATTCCTTACCGGAACCGGTATTATCACCACCCCATTTAAGAACTTCTATAACAGAGCTATTTCCATTTCCGGGACCAGACCAACCCACAGCAAGATTATCTATGGTAGGAACATTAGAATTAAGGGCTTCCGTCATCGTATCCAAGTCCCTCCCGGAACTTGACTCCCATAAATACCTGAAAGTGACATAATCGACATCCCCGATCTTAATGCCTCCGGTATTGCTGGGATATGTCTTTGTGACTAACTCATAATACCATTTACCATCACGAAAAGTAACCCTTATCCGCTCTACCTGCTTGGGGGATATGGAGACATAAGATCCTCCCACGGAGATATTATCACCATCAACAGAGCGAGAAGTCCCGTCCTTTGGATCCTCAGGATCTACGGGGGTGTAGATCGTAGCCTGCTTATCTCCGGTGTTGATAATAACTATATAATAGCTATCCCCGTCAAGACCCTCGTCATGAGCCATGGTGACAAAACCTTGCTCGCTATCCGGTCTCCATTCAACGACAACCATATGCTTGTCCATAGGTATACCGGAAACACTGTTAACGTAGTTGGTTGACGACATGAAAATAGCATGGTCATCATAAGCCTCATCCACACGCTGATGTTTCGTGGCCAGACCATCAAGACGTGATATCTCAATGGGGTCAATTACCTCGACCCCATTATAATCATACCACTTATATCCGATCATCGTATTCTCACGACGATATTTCCTTTTCCTTATGACCTCACCGCCGGCTAGGGCGTCAATCATATAATAATCATTACATACTTTAACCATAGCCTTGATATTAACAGGTTTGACATAAACAAGCCACGATAGTAGCACCAACAGGAATGGAAGTAAGCGTAGTCCCCACAGGGTAGGTAGGGGAGGATGACTCAAGCACCATTACCGACGTTCGCTCAACGACCATATTATTATCCATCAACCGACTTCCCTCCACATAGAACCGGCCATCGGCTACCTCATAGCACTCGCGCACCGGGACCATATGTCTTTGGCTTTTATCCGCATAATCACAGATCGTGACCTTAGCCCTCTCTGGAATAGAATTAAGCTCATCGCCAGCATGATAATCAGGGTGGTCGGAATACACGACATACAATATAGACTTAATGTCCTGTAATGCCGGATTGACCGTCCTGAATCCCTTTAAATGGATTTTATGACCACCAACCTCATAGCAGTCATCTACCTCCATGATATTAAGGTCACAGCTTATTACCGTCCAACCACTAACCGTATCTTGGGTAGGGGTGGTATCGGTGGGATGATCAGGATCGGTTGACTCCACGATCTTATAATCAAACTCCCGGACATTAAGCTTATAATCAATAGACTCCTGACGCCTTATCTTGACCGTACCATTCCCTGTATCATAGCAGGTATCTGTCGTATCCAAGAACCGATTCTCCATATCAGGCATCTCACACTCAACCCTACTCCATTTATTAATCATAGAGGAGTTAATATCGCCTACCTCATATTTATCGTCCTCTGACTGCGTAACCTCGTAGAAATGATAATACTCATATCCTAAAGAGTTATATATAACGATATTATGGATCTTAACCCGTTTATCGTTCTCCGTAACATAACACTGATCATAGTAAGATACATGCCTGTCACGAAGGTTCTCAAGCTCGCAAGGAGATTTCTTCCATCCAAAAGGGATCTCATCATATTCCTGATCTATTAAGATAGTGTCGTCCTCGCTCTCACGTACAATATACTTGGCTTTCCTATCACCTAGATCACCGTCATAAGAGACAACCTTATCCACCTCAATACGCTGTCCTTTGAAGAGATAACACTCACGATATACTTGAACGTTTCTATCCTCCATATCCGTGAAATCACATGGAACCAAAGAGAAACTCTCGGGGAGGGTAGCTAGGCCGGCTCCCGGGACGAAGCTGGCGTCATCCGACTCAAGTACCTCGAAACGGGTGTATCTGGCCTTTATCTTGGAGTCATAAGAGACCAGTCTACGAAGCTTGACATTACCATTGCCCCCGTCATAACATTCGACATAAGACTTGATATCACGCTCCTCCATATCATCAAAATCACAGACAGCCCTTACCCACGTATCTGGCAAGGAACTGAAGCTGGCGCCCTCAGGCTGTGACGGATCGGTAGTCTCCAGGACTTTATAGCTCTTATCCCTAACCCCTATATTCCCGTCCCATGACGTGAGAACCTCCAGCTTCACCTTACCGGCCGGTGTCTTATAACATTCTACAGTTACCTCAATATCCCGGTCCTCCATATCCGTGAAGTCGCAAACGACCTCAACCCAGTCATCGCTTATGCTGGTGATAAACTTACCTACCGGGTTCTCAGGATCGATACTTTGCTTGATGCGATACCATTCCTTTCTGGTACCCATCTCGTAATCAAATATCTTATATCCCTCTATCTGCACCCTTCCGGTCCCGGTATCAAAGCATTTAAGCACCGGTATTATCTCCCTTTGGGTCATGTCAGGGAAATCACATACTATACGACTCCATGTATCGGGTATCTTATCATACTCCGTACCGATAGGATTACTATCGTCGGTCGTATTCACCACCTCATAATGGGATACCTCCGGGTTCAGGCGGGGGTCTACTGACTCAACGCCCTCGATCTGGACCTTGCCCCCCTCCGTGGCGTAACATTTACTTACGAATATCAACTCCCGATCGGTCATCTCGGCTATGCTACAATCTATAGCCACCCATTCGGCAGGAACCTTATCAAACTCACTGCCGATAGGGATATCGATATCAGATGAGTTGACGATAAATATCTTCTCAGCCAGTATCTCTCCCTTATTATTCATATAGGTATGGATACGGGCCTCTACCTGACCACCCGGGGTACGATAACATTGGTTAACGATCGACACACGGGCGTCTTTGATGTTAATGAACTGATATTCCTTTCTAGGGACATCGCTTACAAGTCTCTTTACTCCTTTATCATCGAAGTACACGTAACACCCGTCATTCCTCATCATGACCGGATACGTCTTTCCGTCTATTACAACCCCTGAGAAGTCATCTGGCGGAACGGAGAAACCCATGCTTCCGAATATAGAAGCCAGTCTCTTTAAATACTCATTAATAGCGGACATATTATATCGTTTAATTATTCACCTCAAAGATATATATAATTATTTTTGAACGTAATTAAAAACATAAGATGTATGAGAAGAAGAATGTTCTTTAACAAAAAAGCCAACAACACGATATTGTTATTTCATTTTAACAATGATTTCAAATATATCGGAAAGAACGTAGGTCCTGTCACATGGGGGGGGGATCATATGTCTCAGGAAAATTTGATCAAGCCGCTAAATTCGACAGCGCCCCTATAATATTCGACCAATCACAATGGTTCTGGGATATTATATCCGAAGGGAACTATACCATAGAACTATGGTATTATTGTACGAATAAAAGTTCAAAACAAGGATTTATAACATCTGATATAGCAGGAAGCCCTACAGGATTTGCCTTCTATATAGGGTATGATAATATCATATATGGAAATTTCGACAATTATGAAAGCGTAAGCTCTTCTGTCTTAGAGATAGGATGGAATCACATAGCATTATCATCTAATAACAAATCATGTGGATTATATATTAATGGTATAAATAAATTTAACAAGAAAAAAAACATATCAAAACAAGACTACGATATATGTATAGGAGGAAGAACAGGGTCTAGCGATAATATGACAGGCGGTATTATAGACGAGATGAGAATATCAAACATACCTAGATACACGACAAACTTCACTCCTCCATCACAACCATTTATTATAGATTAAAAAAAGGGAGAGAATTGAATCTCTCCCCTTTAGGAAATATATGAACGCAAAAAAGGTTCTTTATTTCGGCTCGGTTACGATGGCCGGACCAAGACCAGCGGCAGCACCGATCATATTGATCATCTCCTGAACACCCTCATGAGCGCCATAGCGTACACGTAAGATCAGGTTAACCGGATCATCGGCGATAACCTTTCCGAATCCCTGAGCGTATCTATGAGGATTGAGCGTAATCTGGAAGTCAACGTACTGAGCCGTTTGCTCTACACGACTATATTCGTTCATGAACGTCCGCCCCATGAAATCCTGATGTTTCGGGAAGCCGTTGAAATGAACGTAACCCTTCAACTCGTCATCCATCATATTACCGCCTACATGAGTACGCGGGGCTTTGCTAGACAGTCTCTCGAAATGAAGTTGATCCCACCAGATAGGAGATCCCTCGTCAAGAGAATCAGGATAACCGCCGCTAGCGCCAACGATCTCAACGCTATCCTCGATATATGTCATTTGATCCATCAAGCACTCTGACGGAGATAATAACATTTCCTTGCCACGGAAACGGATACCGCACTTACAGTTAGAGCCAAGTTCCTGAGCCGACTCCAATTTCTTCCACATACGGTTACGATAGGAAGCCGGAGCATTGCTGGTGAAGAATCCTTCAAATACCTTGTCACACTCATCGCACAACATATTGGTATATACCGTTGTCTGGAAGCTATGCTGGCAAGCCGCAGGAGTGCCGTAATCAGTGATCTCCAGTTCCGGGAAAGCCTGTTGAATTTCCTCCAAAGCACTGTTTCCGCACTCGTCATCCGGTATAGTGATATAATACTTTTCTGTAGATACCTTGCAAGAACCACAGGCTGACCAAGAAGCGGTACGAACCGTAGGGTTCTCACACATATCAGATGTCTTAGCAACGTAATAGATGATAGCCGCAGGATTGGCCTCCACGAAAGTAGAGATCTCCTCATCCGTCAATTTCTTGGAAGTAGCGGCAATATACAAACCTGATCCCTTGATCTGACTCATCTTGTTAACCGTATCGGCTACAACGTTAGGCAATGACTCCACCGTAGTAGACATATCGACACCGTCATCCTCCAAGGAGATAGAATACAGATAACCACCCTTAACCTCGGTATAGTTAGGAGGACAATCCGTACATCCTTTCATGATAGAGATAAGACGTTGAGTATAGTCAGCAGGTTTAGCCCCCTTCTTCATAACCTTATAACGTGACATGCTACCCTCAATAGTCTCTCGTACGATCTTCAACCCAGGATATTGGGCGCGAACCTCAGCCAAGGCCAGATCATCACCAGTATCACATACCTCCATACAATAGAAGTTGACATCTTCCGTATCAGGTTCGGTAGCCTCATTGGTGCATCTTGTAACAGGAGTAATATCGATATAATCAGATAACTTGCCACCACCAGCAATAGGTTGATTCTTCATCCGCTCAATACACTTCAATACGGCGGGCAACAAATCAACCTCCTCGCAAGGATCACACTCCTCGCATTGATTTGGCGTATTATCACAATCATCCAAAAGAATGGCGTCATTGATCTCTACACGACCCTCCTCATAGCCAAGAAGCTCAAAGGCACGACCAGCGAGAACCAAGCGAATAGCGATACGGTCTCCTTTGGAAACTGAGAATGCCGTGTCATCAGAAACACCATTGTATCCTAAGATAACATCATCGACATAAGCATGATCTTTCTTCGGCCAAGAAGCGTAGATCTCCGTGATCTCGTTCAAAGAGAATAACGGCGTGGAAAAATCCTTATCATAGATAGAGCGGGAAGCCGCTTGTTCATTACGACCGATACGGATCTCATAACGCTTGTCGTTACGAGGCTTACCGGTAAAATCAATCACGGCCTTACAACCGTTCTCGGAAGTATATTTAGTATCGTAAATACCGATCTGTCCTTCCTTCAAGAAGATGGAATCAACATCCACCATCTTAGCGTGTGGGGATACGAAAAGTACCCGGTCTTGCGGTCTGTGCAACATATTATCAATATTTTAGTTTAAAAATCATTTACCTAACACAAACATAATAATAAACGAGTTCACGACAATAAAACACGATTACGAGTGTATAAGCATATAAATAAATTACATTTTTTGTAAAAACATTATTTAAGCCACTTTTTCTTATACATCTTCCTCATCATATCAATAAGTTCATCGAAACTTTTTATATAACCCATATCTATAGCCCATATAAGATTGCCCTGTATTTGCTCCAATTCCTTCAGCTCAGCTTCCGTGGCTTTATTCCTGATCATACTTTCATGGATATTAAAAACAATATAATTAAGACCCTTGGCGATCTTAACATAATCTACATCCTTAAATCTAGAAGCTGCCCTAGACAAAGCATTATACCTATCACCAGCCTCTATTCTATTAAGAATAAGCTTATCAGTTAACCACGTAACAACCTCGGCATACAACATAGGATTCAATTCCATAGCTACAAGAACCCATATATAAGGATTACACATAGTTCTCCTGTTCTCGCCCCTACCAACCGTCTTATAAGCGCCAAACTTTTTCATTACTTTTATAAGAGACTCTTTTTCAACCATTTCCATAAAAACAGGAAATCCTGTTTCTATCATATATCCTTGTTTTTCAAGAATATAATATATTCGCTCAGCACTCTCCTTGTTAGAAAGAATATTCTCTATTCTCTTATCATTCCATCCCTCCTGAATCCTTTTCCTTGTATAGGCTTCCTGTAAATCAGTCAACGACATGAAAGACGTTTTAGTGTCTTGCTTGATAGTAACACCAAAAAGATCCCTATCCTTGGAGATCATAACAATATTAGTTTTCATATTATATATATTTAATTATTTAATACGACGCAGATATATAAATAAAAGTTTTACCGTAAAAATATATAGATAAAAAATATTCCAATATAAAATCATTATATTAAATATTTTGTAAAACACAAAAACCATACTTACGATTTCTGGAGTCGGAGAAATCTCCGATTCCAGAAAATATGCATAGGATGATAAAAAATAAGCCTACCCATTTCTGAGCAGGCTTATCAATCAAAACTAACGTTGTTTATTTAAAGGAAGCCACATTATCCTTATCAAGCTGATACCTCTGCAACTCGTTCTCGTTAAGGCTGAATTGTTTAGCGACCATATCCAGAATCTCCTCCACAAGATAATCGGGCAGCTCCGGGTCGATGTCCGTGGATTGGATACCGGCGGCGTTGATATACCCCGACAGGTCTACCCTGACAGGACGGCGGTAGTACGTCATCTTAACCTCCTCGGTACGGAAGCCTGACTCGTAGACCACGACCTTCCCGTCACCTATGGTGTAGAACGTTTCCCGATAGTCAAAAGAAGGTTTATTATTATCATCCCCAAGAAGCTCATGGACATTCTCGTTCTTAGCCTCCCACATGACAAAATCTCCAACCTCACATCCATTATAAGAAAACGCTCCTTTTATATTTGAGAACCATAAATAATCATCAGGAAGACCGAATGATGTCGATTCGGGGTCATCAATATGATTGATCTTATTAAGCGATTTCCAGTATACCAGAAGAGTTTGTATAGATCGGATGGTCTCATCATCCTTCCTATTAAGATAGTATCTTATCAACCTATCCTGAGCCTCGTTGAACAAAAGCACGAACCTCCCGGGATCAAGCTTAATCCCACCATTGGCGAGATTCTGCTCATTCTTCTGCAAAGACCTTAGATACGCTTCTTGGATCGTCATCGTCATTCCTCCGTATTAACCTTATCACCTTCACCTACGTCTTCCTTCTTCTTGACATCCTTAACCTTCTTGGTCTTGGTCTTATCGTCTATATTAGAAATAGACATAAGTTCCTCGTACTCATCCAAGACATTAACCTTTACACTGATAAGATCTTTCTTGGTAGCCAAGAACTCGGCGGACGTACGGGTGTCAGGACCTATGATCTGACCATTATATTGCAAGCCAGATGGAGTCATGTTGATACGACCGTTACGTTGAAGGACATTTACTATACGATAGAACTCAAGAACTTCCTTGAAATCACCCTCCAATGAACGATCCCAAATATCAAGCAGATAATCGATGTTGGTCTTCTTCTCGTTCATCCAATTTGATAGTGATCCGGTGTAATAATCATCCTCCGTAAAATCAGGACGGGTCACGATACCGATGTACAGAAGAAGGTCGATGACAGCCTGACGTTCCTTGCCACCTTTCTTAAGGGCGTTGATGAACTTATAGCTGATATTCATCTTATTGATCTCACGTTGCTGAACGAAATCCTTGGCGTTGTCTTTCTCAATGAAACAGAACATGGAGTTCATAAAAATAGGATCACCATCCATTTCCTGAGGAGTCAACATGCCAGAAAATACAGCCAGATATAAATAAAATAACTCAACGGTATTAGCCGTGTTATAAACCTTACCCATATAGATCTTGTCTTTAGCATCATCCCAAAACTCGAAATTGGTCTGGGAAAGATCCTTCTGGGAAATATTCTCAAAAGGCTTCATTATATTATTGACACGCTGATCAACCAACTTATCAACCTCATCCTTATCCATGCCATTATAACATCTTGATCTTGGATAAAAACCGGTATTGTAAACTTCTGAGAAATCATCCCACGGGCAACATACGTGAGTAGCATTCTCAGGGAACGGAGCCTTGGCTATATTGGCGTCTTGGAAGGCCTGCGGAGCGCTTCCGTCGTGTTTACCTACCACCTCATACAAGGTATCTGACATGATATTGAAGCCGTTTACCTCGACCAATACCTTCTTTGATTTTAAAATCTCTTTCATTTCCTTATTTTTGCGTTACTTTCCTAAAAAAGAGGAGAGGAATATCCTCCCCTCTAAAAACCAAATTACATATGAAAAAAAACTTAGCCGAAGTAGTTCGGTTGAAGCTCGATAATCAAGAACTTGCTGTTATCCATAACCCAAGCCGCTGAAGCTGAGTGGCACCAGAATTGCTCTTTCATGCCCGGCAAGGATGATACGATCTCATTACCGTTAGCTTTGTGTGCCCAACGACCATACTCATAACCCCACCACATGCTTACGCCTTCTGGCTTGATATAGAATACGTTGTTATTCATATTACCCAACTTAGCGTTAGCCGTATTAGGAATAGCGGAATACGCGTTAGTCGATCCAGCGTCAGTGATATTCTCAATAATACAAGAATAAGAGGATCTAGGATACATGCCATTCACTAACTCGCTACGATCTGTCATGTCAGCGTAATCCAAAGAAGGATCGTGCTCGAACTCTACATTTCCGATGCCGGGAAGGAAAGCTCCCTTAACCTGTACCGGACCTAAGATCATAGCATCATTAGTACCAGAGATAGGATTAGAAGGCAACATACGGTCACTACCCATACCCCAGCTCAAATTACTCAACGTAGTAAAGAAAGCCTCTCTAATCAACTTCTCTAAGTTAACCATAGCCATAGCTCCTACCTTGAACTTAATCTTACGCTCCGTAATAGGAAGATCTTGACGACCACGGAAAATATAAGCGGCAGCAGCCATAAGAGTATCCTTAGTAATACCCATCGGGCGACTATAGTAGATAGTATAACCACGGCGAAGCTGACGGTAGATACCCTCATTCAAATGGATAGGACCATTTTGATCCATAATAATACCACCTTCTTGCCACATCAACTGTCTAGCTTCCAGCTTAACCAACTCAGCCATACAGAATACCTCCAGCGTGGACGCTACCTTAGCCGTACGTAAATCAAGCCTACCATTAACCGTCCTACCGATAATAGCCAAATCAGGAATATTGCCCTCATACTCGCTTCTCATAGCATTCATACGACGAAGAGCGGTCTCCACGAACTCTGAAGTGCTATTCTGGGCGGCCTGCATGGACTTCATACCAGCATACATAGTGGTCTCACCCTCAACGCCACGGTGGTTTCCTAAACGGAATTCACAAGTCATAGAACCGGCCTTGTCAGCTCCAGATACCTTAGAGAACTGGGTACTGTACTCACCAAGAGCATGACCGATCTTCCAGTAACGGATACCCGGACGTAATTTCTCTTTAGGGAAGTATTTAGCCTTACCGCCAATAACACGACCCCAATAACGTGTCAAATCTCCTTCTGTCTTAGACGGAATCTCACCTGAAATAAGGATATTACAGCCGTTAGCGGCGTCATAGGTAATGACATCATAAGCCGTAAACTCAGAGGTATTCAAAACGATATCAAACAAGCTACCGTCAATACCCGGTTTCAGATGATGACCTGAAGTATCCTCAGCCGTAACGACAGCGAATGTCTTTGTAACAGGTAAATCATAACGGAAAGAAGCTCCAATACCGTTAACGGAAATCGTAGCGCCGTTATTAATCATACCCATATACATCGGAACGGGGTAATTAGCGATATTAGAGAACAGATTCAACAGACCCAAATGATTCTTGTCCGGTTCCTCATAATACCAGCTCGCCAATGAGCCTAAGTTATGCTCTACGAGCGATGTCTTATAGTTCTTGGCATCGGTAAAGGCGATAATGTTATCACCATTCACGGTAGCCGGAAAACTTTTTGTTAAAAAAGGATTCATAATTATCTATCTTTTAATGTTATACACTCTTTGATCCACTCAGATCAAGGAAGTTAGCCTCTATAGTATCATTATCGATATTATTCTTATTTTGCTTTCCTCCCTTATTGCCAGAAAGAAGAGTGATGGTCTTCTTATTGACCTCCATCTTAGCCTTGTTAGTCTTCTGTTTAAGAAACTCGTCCTTATTCATCAAGAACAAAGCCAGATCAGCGGCCATGTCCGGATTCTTGATAGCCTCCGAATAAGCTTTATCTATAGCCGTATGACCTTGATTGTCTATCGGCTTGGTAACGAAATCGACAGCCTTACCTATCATCGTGTCAGTCAACTGGAACCCTGAGCTTATAGACGTCTTAAGACCTTTCTTATAGATCTTCATCTGCTCAATCAACTCCTGTTTCCTTTTCTCGGATTTTTTCTTCTCCTCCTCGATAAGGTTATCCATCTCCTTTTTCAGGATATCATGGAACTTATTGGCCTTGGACTCAATGAACTCATCGCCCTTGCCAATCATCATCTCCATATTATCCTTTATCTCGTCTTCCGGCATACCCAACATCTTATAATAATGCTGGATGACCGCAAGCTGATCATTCTTGTTGCTCATATCAAGGTTGTCCAAAGGCGCCTGAATGTTCTGATATTGGTTTAGAAGCTGACCTACGTTACCTCCAGCCTTATCCACCTCTATCATCTTCTTCATGAAGTCAGACATAGAACCGGTATCAACCTTATCCTTCAACAACTCATCGGCCTTATCCTTGATCAATCCCTCCACTATATCAAGTAGATCATCTTCTTTTGTGATAGTAGAAAGATCAACTGGCTTGTCATCTACCATAATATCAAGGTTATCGATACTGTCGATGATACCTCTGGCAGCCATCTTCTCCAAGAAAGATTTCCCGTTAAACACTGATACCACGTTATTATTATCAGTACCGCCTTCGCCAAAGGAATCCGGGTCTGGGTTGGTAGCGTCGCCTCCCTTATCCCCGCCACCGTCAGCCGCTCCGCCGTCGGCAGGCTCTTTATTGGTATCACCTATAGGATTACCATCCTTATCATATTTACCCTCGATATTATTCTTATCGCCATCACCGTCACCACGGTAAAAAAGTCCCTCGACACTCATGGTCTTAAAACCCTTAGCGAAATCATCCATGTCATTCATACAATTTCCTTTTTTGCTTTTTACAAAAGTATTATTAATCCAATTACCAATTAAATCAAACCCATTATAGTATATGACAGAATTTTACGCCAAAATGATTACAGATTTTGTAAAAATATTTACAAAACTTGTAATCAATTCTTGTTTATTATTGACGTAAACCTATCTGTATCAGAACGTTTGTTCCTAGCGTCTATCTCCTTTTCTTTTAATTCCAGCTTCCTTCTCTCTATCTCCTCACGAGATCTTCGCTCAGCCTCGGCGTTAGCCTGTCTGGTTCTCATATCCTCTTCCTTGATATCAAGATCTCTTTCCCTTAAAGCCCTATCAGCCATAGCCTCGACATAATCCATGCCTTCCGAGTTGTTCTCGGTCCTAGCCGCTTGACCGGCGGCCATTATGCTCTTACCTCGTAAGTCGAAGTTGCCCTTGATATAAGCCAGTTCCTTATCCTTCTCATGCTCATCATTACGCGCCTGTTGCTCGGCCTCGGCTTGCTGCTGGACAAGTCGCTGTTGATTCTGGTATTCTTCCTGCCTTACACGATCGGCGTAAGATCTAGCATCCCTTCCGATCTGATTCATCTCAGCCGTTGAGTTGGCGCTCATCATCCTAGTGATATCAAGTAAGTCATTACCTAACGTATTTGTCTGTAATATATATTGTTTCAAATTCTCCAACTCCAGACGTTTCTTGGAGTTAGAGACAGCCATAACATTAAGATGACGTAACGACAAGCTATTATCCGTAAGACTGATGTAAGCCAAGGAAAGATCGCTGTTCCTGTACATCACGGTCCAATCGTATCCTTCCTTCTGGCATACTTGAGCCACGGCTAGATGAATATCCAATGTCCGTTTCTTGAAGTCATCGAAATCATTAAAATAAGTCTGGGTCTGTAACATGGTAGCGTTAACCCCCTGTTTTACGCCCGTAGAACTCTCGTATCTGGTTGACTGACCCATTGCCTGCTCGGATATACCTATCATCCTATAAGCCATCATATAGGCGTAAGAAGCCATTTCCATACGGGATCTTATCTGATCCGTATTAGTAAGATCATATACACCAAACTGGTTATATATGCTACTCATCTGAGGATTCTGGTAAGGATTGTTCGTATCGTTACCACCTACGCCCATAAACGAAACGGACTTCACGATCTGCATGAAGGTAGCCAAAGCGCCCTTCTTGTCCATCATATCCTTATATTCAGTAGGCAGGAATCCCAAGTCACCTAAGAAAAACTTACCGATCTCCTTCTCGGCATTATTGTATAGCTGGTTCATAGCAAGGTTATACATCATCTGGAACGGTTGTATGCGATCAGCGAGACTGGCCCCTATAAATCCCGAAACCGGAATGACATAATCATACAGACTGCTGTCACCATGTATCTGATGAGGTATTGGATCCCCACCAATATATATAGGCTTATCCATTAAATTACCTCCGGTGATCTTAACTCCAAACCTAACCTCAGGAACATACTCCAAGATGTAGGTGTTCACCTCTGGATCACCAACGGCTTCGGCCATAACCCTCTTCACCTTCTTTATCCCGTTCTTCTCCAAGAACTCCGGGAGCAGCTCATCGGTAACAAGCTCCTGATCCACCATCCCGGTCTCCGTCATGTAAGTTATTAAGAATACCGGTTTCATGGATACCCAATATCCCTCCATGACCCTAAAAAGGCGAGAGTCTATCTCATATCTCTTGCCATCGGCCATTCCGGAGTTGAAATATCCAAAGGGATGGAAGCGAGGCAAGAAGCGGGGCTGGGTGTGCTCCTCCCCGTCCGGTCCGAAGGTGTGGTACTCACCCATCGGAACGCCGTAGTAATCCTCAGCGGCGACTATAGATTCATAGTCATGGTATCCCTTCCATGGGACAACCTCATTCTCGTACATACCGGCAATAGACGGCTTCTTTTTCTTCCAGTCATACCTAGTACCGTCATTAGATACCCATCCCTCATAATCATCATCACCGCCCATAATACGACGCTTGTCCTTGGCCGTCATCTTATGGCCGTATCTTGATATCAGCTCAACACCCTCGTAATAATGAATACGGCCCACATAAGATCCGTATTGCGGGTATTTCACGTCAGGATGGAATACCTCCATCGGGCTCCATACCTCCGGACGATAGTAGTCGAAGCCAACGAAATGATTACGGAACATCTTTCCGCTAAGAAGACGATCCCGGAAATTCTCCCTGTCAAGCTCATCCATATAAAACCTGCTACGATCAGCCTCGATCGTATGATCTCCCCATACAGCCGCCTGCGTCTTCCATCTGGTACTCATGAACCTCTGGATATCATCTGGTGTCATAGACACCTTAGCTTGTTGAATTTGCTCTGCGTAAGCCTGACGTTCCTCCTCGGAATTAAACTCATTGTATGTAGGATCAAGCCCGGCTTCTACAAGACGCTGATTGACGATAATATCCCACTGTTCTTGTATATGGCGATGAAGTAAGTTTGACATCGTATCCTCATACTCACTTATAGCCATATCCCCTACCTCATTAACCGTATACTTATCCTGTAGGTTTGTCAACCATCCCTCAAAAGCGTTTACAATACCACCTATGATATCATAATGCTTCAAGAAAGAGGGTATCCTTATATCACTCCTTAACTTCTGTACGTTCCTTAACTGTGGGATAACATCCGCCATCTCCATAAAAGATAACTTACCATCCGCCATCAGATAATAGTCACGGTACATTTGGTTACGATCATACTGTTTCAATCCTATCGCCTCAAGAGCATCCATACAATCCTCCTTCCATTTCCTGTTCTTTTTCTTCGTGGAAATAGCCTGAGGAGGTAATCCTAATAGCGCCCCTTTTGCCGGAAACGAATGATCTCTATTGAAAATCTCCATGTCAATCTAATTTGTTTTTAGCAAAGATAAGTTATTAAGCAACACTAAACTACCGAAACGCACCTATAGATACCGATCCAAAGGCAGAGGCATATATCTCATGGTGCTTATAAGCGTCTTCCTTGCGGGCGTTATTCATCTCATCTATCTTCGATTTAGGCATGTAGTTATTATCATCAAAATACCTAGCGAGAACCAACGCATGCCCGAAGGCTATTATCCTATCGACGTTCAATCCGGGCTTATACTGTATTATCTCATCCAATAGGGCTATATCATCGATCAGCTCAATACCCTTGACAGTTATATCAAGACCAGTACTATCATCATATCCGATAACGAAATCCTGCCAACAGTAATCCACGACACACGAGAATAGCAGGTTCTGGTTACCGGGGGTAGGATATAGACCTAACTTGCTGTTCTGCCGGGAGCCGGCCTTCACATACTTATTGGCTATTGCCTCACCAGCAAACAGGAAGAAAGACGCTGGCATACCGCTTTTACGGTTAAGGTACTGCTCATACATCTGGTCAGCGTTCTCCATAAGACATATAGCACCATATCCCTTCTGAAGCACCTCACAAGTACGGCAAAACTGATCTATGGATGATGGGCGGGATACGTATGAAGCCACTATTCTATAGGCATAAGGATCTCGAATACCGACACGCCTTTTGAATACATAAAAAGCTCCTAATGAAGGGGTATCAGACTTGGCCTGTTTATAAGGGTCGCAATTGTGAACAGATATATTCCTTAATAGATAATTATTCGTATCACATTCAAAATTATACACAGGACCAGTATACTTCTCTTTAGTTATAGATGATATCCTGACATATATATACTTATTGTCATTACTAATAAATATACCTGTGGAAGGGCTTTTTCTTGTGATGGTATCCATACATACTTTAGACAATTTAGATATATAATCAGGGGTTAATGTCTCAACCAACTTCCTGAAATACAAAGTATAGTTATGACCTGTCCTCAAATGATAGCATGGTCTTTGAGATTTAATCTTATTTCCATCTATATATTCAGTCCTATTTTTTTTCATTATAGATATACCTCCAACTATTCCAAGAGACAATAATATATCCTGTATACCCTCAAGAAGATCCATACTTACACTTACGAAATCCATATTTGAGTAACTACGAAAATCATTATGGATAGACCCATCCGTATCTAAATACCCATGAACCAAACTAACCTTCATATTAGATGGTAGATATTTAGCAAACTCTGGAATGTATTTACCGTAACAATACTTACCAAAATTATTAACAAGCCACTCACTTAGATAAGCATGTTTAAAAGATAACTCCCAATTACCCTTTCTACCTCTCTCCGAAGGTTTAACCCCAAAAAGACTATCTACAACCCTATAATATCTATCTCTCTCTTCTGGATAATCAAAACATATAGCCATCCCTACACTGTCTATCAATCCATCCATTTCCAAGCCACATCCCTACAAACCACCAAAAATCATTAGAAAGCATATAATCCCTAAATCCTGGAATGTCCATTCTTTCTTCGGCATACATATTAGGAATCCTTGTCCACTGTCCCTCTTTTATATCCTTGACAGGTATGTAATCAAATTTGAATAAATCTTCCCTAACCCTTCTTTCTACAGTCTTATGATCCGATACAAAAATAGGATGCTCAGAAGTAAATCTATTTATTCTTACGCCATTATACATCTTTATCGAATAAAGATCCTCTTCGACCATATTTCTGACAAGTCTCTTGCGTATCCTAACATTATCCCCTTCGTTATTAACCAATAAATCATCATAGTCAACATCCTCTACATTCTTATATCCATCAGAAGTCAATACCCTTTCTCCTGAAGGCATACATCCAGCGACATAAATAAAATCATCAAACCTATTAGATTGAGGCATCTCGAATATCTGGACTGGAGCGTCAATAACACCTCCACTAAACGGAAAACCAGCTAGCTGTTTATTAGATTTCGTAGTACCAAGCTTATTGCCCGATTCAAGAAAAACATCACACAGCATGCCACTATATTGACCCGACTCAAGAAGATCGTTCTTATGTTTAATAGCGTACTCAACCGGAAACAGGTTTTGAGAAGAACTTAAAAAACAGTCATCAATCGTAAAAGGATAGAACATGGTATGAGAGGTATAAGCTACCCTATCTTTCGTAGATAGCTTCTTCCGTTCCTCATTAAGCTTATTGGTACTAGCCTCGAAATCCGTGGCGTCAATCTTAATCTTATTAAGTTTCTTATCATCAGATTTCCCTAAATAATCACCCAAACCTATAGTTACCTTGACACCGGAGTTTGCCATTTGTCCCGGAACAAACATCGCCCATTTCCGTTCTTTCCATGTTTTTCCTTTCATGGCTCTACGGTTTAGGATATCCCAATCCATGACCAGAAGATTATATGTCTCGGGATCTGAGAACATCTCTTGAGCGTCCTTGGATAGTTCCACCTCACCACCGGTACCAGCCAAAATAGGACTGAGACGCCAGCCGTAAGGAGTGTCGTAGGACGGCATGGCGGCCGTGTACGGCTTCTTAATAGGTCCCTTACCTACCTCGTCGAAAATAGCCGTAGCCGGTGTCAAACCAGCCGTCTTCTGCGTGGAGGTCTTCCTACCCATGTTGATGTTGGCTATAGAGATAATGGCATGGATATCACGTACACCATTGGACATCCTCTTGCCTAATGTAACGCCCGAACTCCAGTCGGTCTTGGTTCTGTTGATCCTGAAAAAAGGATGCACATGATCAAGACCATACTCACAATACTCGCCGATATTGGATAAATCACTGTCGCTGAATCCTACTACAGAATGACTAAGACCGATAGTCATCGTAGCGTTCATCTGGAGAAGTGATGACATGATGGTCGTATTATGGGATACGACAAAATTGGTAGTAAGAAACTGATGCGATTTATTATCGACCTCAATACAAGTAGCCTTATATCTACCGTAATAATCTATATCAGATATCCTAAGCCTATCGTGAGTCTTAGATATATACATATCGTCACCATCCATGACACAATAATACCCCATAGACCAAAATATTTTCCTTACAAAGGATATAATATACTCGCTTTTATAAACGACCTTAAAACGATCGTCACCGGTATTTATACCGCAAGCGATCTTCATAAACGATCCTATGAACAACTCTTTCTGTTTTTTGGATGAATAAATGACATCATCCATCTCCTTCTTGCTTAGCTCAAAGATCCTGTCGGTAGCTCCACAAAGGAAGGAGGCGGCAAGAGACCCCATGAGCTGGGGCGATATCAGCCACATCCGCTCAGGGAAATCTACCGCTTCCCCAATATCTATAGTCATTTTGGAGAAGTCAGAATGGATGATACCCATAGTGCTCATAACCTTATAATCACCATGATACTTGACTTTCCACTGGTGCTGCCCACAACACACCACGCTGCGACCGTCCTCAAAGGTCACTTTGTACGTATCAACGAATCCCTGAGGATATACGCCCACTATAGTCGTAAGCTTACCATCATCACCATATATGATATCCCCGATATCGGCGAATCCTATTTTCTTAGATCCATGAGGAGTATATATCAGCTCCGAGTCCAGAAGAGCCTTGCCAAAACGACGAGTACCAAACATTCCCAATCCTTTCTTCTCCATACGGGCACGTTGGTACATCTCGGCGAAAAACCATTCGTTATCACGCAAACGACTGATCGCTGGCACACGCTCCCCGTTTGGAAGATCCTGGAATACGGGAAAGAAATTAACATGCCAATAAAGCCATGGAGGGATGAACGTACCATTGATAGTCACCCCGTACTTGACCTTATAAGCCTCTTCCTTAAAGAACTGCTTAACATCGTCATCCTGATCCTCCCAACCGAACAGATCGTTCCATACAGGAGGATTTTTCATGTTTACATAAAATTCTGGACTCGTACTTAGACTCATTTTATAATATCCTTTAAAACAGACTCGATTCCACCAGAAACCTGACCCTTACGTTCCTTTTTCTGGACATTGCTTACAGACCTATATACATCCATGATCCCACTTTTCTCCATATAAGAATCATTCCAGGTATTTATCTTATCGATTAATTTTGATATGAAGTCAAATGCCCTTGCCATATCCTCCGGCTTCTCCTTATCCCAAGGATGTTTATCAATATAAGTCTTAGCGTCGTTTATGGCTTTAGCTATGACCTCAAGATTGTCGTTCACCCGATCAGCGTCCTTACTCGTCGGCTTTCGTCTTCCCTGTGGCATTGGCTTTCATATCCTTAAATTCGTTATACTGTTTCATAAGAAGCTCATAAGATTGAACAACCCCGATCTTACTTACTTCCGTCACACTCATGTCATGGAACATATCCTCAAGCTCCTTGTCAGCGTATCTCAGACGTTCCTTGTCATCATAAAACACGAATCCAGATGTTCTGTCTTCTATAATGCTCTTGGCGGTGGACGCATATGTCGTATCTAAATCCAGATCCATACCGAAGCTGGTAGCCAATTGGATTATGAACATCAACCTAGAATTGACTTTTACAGCCTCTATATTCAACATCTGTATCTTATGGGTCATCTCATGAAGAACGACAAAATCCTCCTCTTTTATCAATGAAGATGATTTAAGGGCTATCTTCTTAGTCCTATCCTCAATCTCGCTATACAGACGCTTGCTCTCACGTTTTATGGCTATCCAATGCCTTATATGGGTATCTGCTTCTTCTTTAAGATAATCCCTGATCTCTTTCTTAATATCCTTATCCTCTTCCATCATGATTAATGTATGTATTAAATTTTATATAAATATGTTTTGTAAATTTATCACATTTCTATATCGAATAAATAAATTTTTAATACAATATTCATTGTGATAAAAATTATCCAGTTTCAATAGAAATCAAACCATGGATGATATATCTTAATTTCTTGCAAGATACATCTTTCTTATTCTCTCTATTAATATCCCGAATATTAAATTGCCCAGAAAGCCTTCTTGCGTAAATAAAATACTCTTCTCCTTGAAACATCACTTTATCAAATAACCTAAATCCAAAAACTTTAAAAGGAGCCTGGTTTCGCTTTCTAATTCCTCCTTTCAATATTTTCATCTTATGAATCTTACGGTTATGGCGACGAACTAATTTCCGTTTGTAATAATATCCAAGTCTCTCGGAGTCAAAATTCCTTGAAATCACAAAAGCGTCAGATACATGGGATTTTTCAATTCCATGTTTTATACGATCGTGTTTTGTTATGTATCCAAAAGTCATCTTGACATTTGGATACAAAGATTTCAACTTGTCATATAATCTCCATTTCATGATCCCCATTACAGCTGCGTCACGAAGCGAGGCAGATCTTTTCACTTTCAATTTGATTTTACCTTTATGAAATTCCTTGTGGCAGGTTTCACATAAGGTAATCAAATTGGATGGTGAATTTCCTCCTGTCTTCCTTGATTCAATATGATGGATATTAAGGATAGAATCTTTTGACTTACCCCTACAATGCTGGCACTTATGTCCATCCCTTGCCAAGACATATTCCCTGACATTCCAAAATCCTAATTGATCGCCTTCCTGATACTCTTTACCTGATATCTCTGGATTCTTGATCTTTTGTATGTCAAATTGGGCTACCTCAATAATCAGTTTTGAGATAGGTAGTATAGAATACACAAAACCAATGATTTTTAAATGAGAATCAATCTTCTGTCGGACGGATGGGGAGACCCATTCCTCCTTTTTAGTCTTAATTCTATTCATGAACCTTGGTTTTCTATACCTTAATCTATTTCTTCTTCTCCTTCTTGATTCCCTTCTGGATGATAACAATTCGACTATATCACTCCGTAGAATAATCTCACTTACGTAAAGTTCCTTGCTTTTCGTTGTTGCTGACAAACCAACGTGTTTTGTACCTGCGTCAACGCCTAACACAATTTCTTGTTTGTAACCTGAAGTAGCGTACGTAAGACGAATAGTAAACGGACAAAGATTCACTACGGTTGCTTTATTTGCTTTAAGCAACCTCCTAACCTTACCATGCCTCGTTGTTGGCATTAAAGGATTTCCATCTATATCTTGAACGTATACCACTTTTCGCTACTTTTTTAATGTTTATTCAACATAAGTCAGGGTAAAACCCTGTTAGTACCCATCGCCAATGTTATTGAAGGTTTTATATAGGCAACACTGGAACTCAAATACAATCCCTGTTTAATCACCTACCTTAGAGCTACGGACTTGGATAAACATCCGTAGGTAACTATATATTCTCCAATAACGTAGCCTCTGTTTCAAGACTTAGGCTAATACCCGGCCAGTAAACTGGATATATAAAACTCAAACATTGTTTAACGTTTTATATATTATTGCGGTTAATTATTGTTTAACTCAATCTCATCACTGATGCTTTGGTCTATAGACCTCAATAGATCTCTGGTACTAACATCCCGCAAGAAGCGTACATTACCACCATTAGCCTTAGCAACTCTCCTTAAAGCGGAGTAAAGTATATCACCCAGCGAATATTCGGGTAACTCACGGCAACCGACTTCCATGACAATAAGGGCATGGATACGATCATCTATCTTACTTCTTACGGGACTTCGCATAGTATTTACTTATAAGCTTCCCCTATAATACGTAGCGGGAAATGTTTGAAATTACGTTCAGGATCATCCTTCGTATAACCCATAAGAGATAGATGTTTCTCAAAATGACCTTCCGTATATTTTGAGGTATCCAATGTCATCCTAAATATAGTTCTATTCTCATTGTCAGGATGTTTGTTATATGACACGTCTCCCATACATCCACATCCAAGATGATGCTCCTTGACATGGAAACCATCTTTATGGGTGATAAATAACACGATTTCTATCTTATCACCTATTTTCTGATCAAAAATATTTAGATAAAACTCGCTCTCGTCATCCGTAAGTCCTATATCAAAGGAATCGTTAGGGCACTCGATATTAAAATCGTTATGATCGGCCGTTATCACCTCCATAGCATTCCATTTGGCTTTCTCTCCTTCCACGAACTTCAACGGACATACCTCGGTCTTCATCCAAGCCTTTTCCTTGATAAAGCAACCGCACAACGAGCATGCCTGTCTTCCCATCAATCTTTGCAGCAATACCTTAGCTGGTAACTTAAAGAAAGCTATATTAGAAGAGTTCTTAGGACATTTCTTGCATAAATCAAGACGATTCTTGTACCACTCCGGATAATCCTTCTCATCCTTAGGAATCCTACCCAATAAACTGTCTTCCCAAGCTTGGGCTATTACTTGGGCCTTACCGATTGTTTGCATATTATTTCTTAAATTGTTTTTGTTGAAAATCCTGTAATTGTTCCCATGTCATTCCATACCGACATTGATACATGGCCTCATGGTTATCACGTATAAGAGGATCTCCGTTCTTCAACCCCTCCATATCCTCTATCGCCTTAATCTTCTTATCCAGACAATCAAGTTCAATAGGCATCCTTTCATCCGGATAACGATTACCTTCCTTGACAAATATCCGGCGTATCTTATCACGCCTTACCCGCATCTCTCGGAGATTGCATATAACGTATCCGATAAACGGGATTCTGATAGATATATTGTCAGTATACCTAGCTAGGTGATGGATGTAAGATACGGATGCTTTCATGCACCACTCTACCTGTTGTTTGGTAAACTTCCCATCAGATCTTCTTACCACCTCATCCACAATATCCCTATCGAATGAAATAAGATTCCTACCCATCAATATCCAATTTGTTTCTCTTGAACACAAACCCCATTACACGGGTATCATCACCCTCCCCGTCAAGAATAAAATAGTTACGTAAGCTTCTCATCTCAATAGACAGCTCACGGGTACGGAAGTTCCCGTTCTTCTTGTCCACCAGAAAACCCCCACGTTTAAGCTCGTTGTTCAGGACAGCGACGTAAGATTCCTTCTGTCCATGACAATCCATGTACTTAGCCCTGGTATCATCAGAGTATCCGTAGTTAATGTAGAAAGAAAGTAAGTTTATCGTCCTTTCAGTAATCAAGCTCCTACCCCTAGAATCCAGATAGCCGTTGTATATCCTTAAGAACTGCTGGATCATATCCAACCTAGTATCGTAAGGCAATGCGAATACGAAAGCTTTTCTCTGTTCCGGCATATGAAATTAGTTTTCAGCAAAACTACTTAAAAAAAATATCGTTGTCAAGAAATTATGCCATAATCAACATAATATATGCTGATTAACATGTATTTAAGAACATCCAAATAGGAAAAGGCGGTGGAAGTGGCGGAGGAAAGCCAGATAAGTCCACCGTAAGCCACGGCAATGAGGCCAGTGGAGCACAGACCATACATGCCTCCGAGCGGCGGTGGACAGCCCTATCCTGCCTCAAGGGACATGACCACCCCTTTTCTCTTTGGATTCCTTCTTGCTATGTTATGGGATATAAAGCCAAGGGGAAATGGGAGGCCTTAGGGCATGGGGCCTGCCGTAGAAGATACGGACGGCCGGAGCGTGAGCGACCGCACATGATCTCGCTTTTTCTTCTTTGGCTTTTGCTCCACCCGATCCCCCTACCGGGGTACCGGCTTCCGGTATAGGATACGGCTTCTACCATGTTTAGCCTGCGGTATCCTGCCTGACGGCACCATACCTTGGCAGTGAAAAGCAATGTTTTATTAAATAGAGACTTTTAATGGAGTACACAGGAACTCGACGTCAGGAGAGGTTCTGTGTACGGATAGAGATATTAGAAGGTAGTATATGTTTATAGAGTTAATTATATTTAATAAATATACCTATTAACGCGCGCGTAACAAGTAGGTTGAGAAAAAACGATCGTTCACGCGCACAGCGTTTTACGAACATTACCTACCCTCCTTAAACAATAAATGGGCGACCTTCACAGGCTACCCATCCATCCGAATAACTTGTTTCGTATTGATAAAACTTGTATATTCGCAGCAAATAAAAAAAATACCATGGAGACAAAGGTAGCACTTTTACAGAAAATGAAATCAAATTTCGATAAGATTCTTACCGAAGCATATATCCCAAAAGATATACAAGCAAAAAAAGATGAGCTTGGATGCCTAAGGCTTCCGGCAGGATCACTTGTCTGTCCAGTAGATTACAAACCTGTAACTAATAAGGACGGAAAGAAGGTTACGGCCGTAAAATACTCGAACAAGAAAGATAATATAAGAGGTTCCGGTATGGTTATAGAAAAGAAGTGTAAGCAGGTAACGGCTTATCTTTCTATCATAAATGTACAGAAGCATGTATTTTTAAGAAATAGGATGAGAGATGGTTACCGTGACCGTATCGAGATCAATACCGATGATTTTATAGATATCCTATCCGATGGCATAGCTTATTTCTGCTACAAACATGTTATAGAGAACTGCCATGAGGATATAGACTATCAGCTAAAGACGCTTAAGGCTTACGCAGAGGGCGAGATAAGAATAGCTTTATCTGATATCATGATCTACTCGTATAAGGCTAAGAAGAATGAGGATACGAAAGAAATATTCGTAGGTAAGAAAAGATCAGTATACAAATGTCTGGATAAGAATTTAAGCTCAGACGAAAGACGGAATATGGCTAACAAAAGCCGGAAACTTGATCGGGTAAGAATCCTTTCCAAGATAATATTCAGGGCCAGAACCAGAAACGTACATCATATATACAAAGTAACTAAAAGAAAGACAATTAAGTTCAATGTAGCATACCTTCTTAATGAGTTGAATAAGAAGCTTGCGGGAATAGGCATGCATGAGATATCTCAGTCAACTATATACAGATACATAAGCATGTTCTTAGGCATGTGTAAGAAGAGTATATCCGATTTGTATGAAGAGGTAAAAAAAAACAATGGAATAGCGAATGCCAAAGACAGGAAGAACGTAACTATCGGACACCTAAGACTATCATACAGAGGAAAGATAATGCATATAATCATCTCCGAAGATTTTATAAAAGACGTCTTTTTAGGGGTAAAAGGGTCAGAGATGAGTAAAGCCGGATGATTTGAGTATCAGATATAAAATTTAATATTTATATATTATTCACATTTATTTTTAATAGTTAATTATAACTATTCGTATCTTTGTACCATAAACTTAAAAGATATGGTACAAGAGGATTTTAGAAATGAAAACGACCTCCTTCGTCATATTATGACGGTGGATAAAAACGTGGAGCAAGGTCGTGCCTTGAAAAAGATTTTCACCACTAGGGAGAATCTATTTATTACCGGTAGAGCTGGTAGTGGTAAAAGTACGTTCATGAGACGTATCGTAAAGTTCTTGGGTAAGTGCGTTATCGTAGCCCCAACTGGAGTAGCGGCGTTGAACGCCGGAGGACAGACCATTCATTCGTTCTTCTCTATAAAGAACGATCCTTATATCCCTTCTATCGAGAGAGGTATGTTGTCTAATAAGGTGGATGTAAGTCCGTTTATGAAGAAGAAGATCAAGAATCTTGATACTATCGTTATCGACGAGATCAGTATGGTAAGACCTGATTTGCTTGATGAGGTGGCTGATATACTTAGACAATGCAGGCGTAGCAAGGAACCTTTCGGTGGAGTTAGGTTGATTATGTTTGGAGATCTATCACAACTACCGCCTGTGGTGACGGCGGATGATTTTATCGACAAATATTATGAGAGCCGGTTCTTTTTCTCATCAAAGGCATTAAGAGCTTCAGGATTCTCGGTCATTACCTTCGAGAACGTATTCCGTCAAAAAGATCCTCAGCTTCTTTCCGTACTTGAGGATATAAGATGTGGGGTTATTACCGATGAGTCAAGACAGATATTGGATAGTAGGGTCAAGTACCCGGATAATATGGATAATACTATAATTATATGCTCAACTAACAAAGAAGCTTATGAGATAAATAAGACTAATCTTGATAAGATCAATAATAAGGTATTTAAGTTCGATGCTACTGTATTCGGGGAAAAGCCTGTAGCTCCCTGTGAGGATGAGTTTATAGTAAAGGTAGGAGCTAAGGTCATAATAACCAGAAACGGCAATGGGTATGTCAATGGTTCGATGGGTATCATAACCAGCATAGATACTGTTGATGAGACGATATATGTTCATCTAGATAACGATACTGAGGTGGAGATAACCAAAGAGAAGTGGGAGAAGATAAAGTACAAGCAGGTGGATGATTCTCTTGAAGGCATTTCTTGCGGCTATATAATACAATATCCATTGAGGTTAGGATACGCCATAACCGTTCATAAATCTCAGGGAATGACTTTAGATAATATATTCGTAGATATCAGCAGAGCCTTCGAAATAGGGCAGATATATACCGCTCTATCAAGATGTAGGTCCATAGACGGTCTTTATCTAAAATCAATTCCTAAAGAAGATATGGTACTGCTAAGCGATAAGATATCTGACTTCATAGATAAGGTGGATGAGAATGATGGTGTTTTGAATCCGGAAAAGATATCTGACATCGGTAAGGATATGATAAAGAAGCAACAGGATTTATTTAACTTTGAGGAATTTGGATTATAATGGCTAAGAAAGAACTTTTTTCAGACGTAGATGAATTAGTATCATCTTTAAATAAAGAGCTTGGAGAAGGCTCGATAATGAACTTCGGCGATGATAAGCCTATAATATCCATACCAAGGGAAAGCACTGGTTCTCTGGTGGTGGACAAGGCCCTCGGCGGCGGATGGGCGGTAGGCCGGATCCATGAGCTGGTCGGGATGGAATCTTGTGGCAAGACCATGATGTGTACGTTAAGTATGATCGAGTTCCAGAAAAAACATCCAGATAAGCTGGTAGCTATAATAGACGTGGAGAACGCTTTCGATATTGAGTACGCTAGGAAAATGGGGTTGGATATAAACCGGTTTTTGATCTCCCAGCCAAGCTACGGTGAGCTGGCTATTGACATCACGGCCAAGCTGGTGGAGTCCGGCAGGGTAGGATTTATTGTCGTGGATTCCGTGGCAAATCTAGTCCCGAAGAAGGAGATCGAGGGTGATATGGAGGATAGTAACATGGGATTGCAAGCTCGATTGATGTCAAAGGCTATGAGAGTTCTTACAGGGATCGTAAACAAAAGCGACAGTGTTCTGGTATTCATCAATCAGTATCGGGAGAAGATCGGTGTTATATACGGAGATCCTAAGGTAACGACCGGAGGTAACGCCCTTAAGTTCTATGCCTCTATCCGTATGGAGATGGCGAGAAAAAAGGTTATATTAGGTGAGGACGGATCTTCAGTAGGTCATGAGGTCAGGATAAAGGTGCTTAAGAATAAGACCGCAGTACCGTTCCAGATAGCCGAGACAGCCTTATATTATGGAGTTGGGTTTGACAAGGAACTTGAACTTTTGAAGTTATGTGAGGAAACCGGTATCTTTACCCGTAAAGGATCATGGTACTGGTACGGAGAGGTCCGAGTAGGCAATGGAGTGGATAATACGTTAAGTATTATGAGAGACAATCAAGAATTGTGTCAAGAATTAAGAACTAAACTAAATATTTGAGGTTATGGCTATCGGAGCAAAATTTGTAGACGTAATACCTTCTAGTGTTGAGAACGCTATAGAGGTAAAAAAAGAGGATGTAAAGACCTATCTATTCGTAGGTATTCCTATGAGCGAGTTTATCGGCAAGAAACATGAGTTTGAGGGATATATATTCATGTGCTTACAAGGTGTAACCGGTGGGGTTGAGCTTGGCGGTGATATAGCCGTAGCCGTATTGAGACCGGTTCGCCCCGCCGTAGGGGAGGCTTCTTACCATTTGGTGGATATCAAGAAGTGTAAGTATAATAGAACTGACGTAGTTTTATTATTTAGAGAGGGAGATTTTAAGGTTGTTAAACGTGATGATTGTAATCTTATCTGATCATGGGTACGTATATCTCTATAAAATCAACAGTAAACGCATTCAGGTACGGTATTGATCCTGTACCTGAATGGTTCGACAAGATATCCCAAAGAACCAAGGAACTTGATGTGATGGTTGATGGTAACAAGGTAAAGGCTTTGGATATAAGCCTAGAAAATGGCATTCTACGGGCTTTTTACGGTTATTATATAGGTATGTATCCGGATGACTCAATACAGGTGTTCAGACCGGAGGATTTTCATTTATTATATACGCTCAAGATATGAGAATATACACAGGACTGATAAAAGATCTAGGATGTAGATGCTTTTATTACGATAGCGGGATGAATATTCCTATTGGATCAGTATGCGCTGAGATACCTGATATTGTATCTATATTAATGTCAAGGAAAGGATTGCCTCATTTTTATGAGCATATAGCGATAAAACGTGAAGATAACATTGGCGATAAGCTATTCTTTGATTTTAATGGGTATACCGATCAAAGATCAATTGTATTCAAGGGACTTGCATTACCTGATGCCAATATTGATGAATGTATTAAGTTCGCTCATAATTCTATAGTAAATCCAGACATGAGCAGCGATTTTATAGAAAGCGAGAGGAATGTTATACTAACCGAGATTGATAATGATGAATCATGGATTAATGATAATAGACTTATAGAATTATCTGGAATAGATAAGCGTTGTTTTGTAAATATATTAGGTACTAAAAGATCTGTCGGTAAAATAAAGGAAGATGACCTTACATTATGTCGAGATGCGATATTAAATAAATCAGAGATAGTATTTCATTTATATGGATGCGATGATTTCGTGGATAAACATGTATTAGATATGACAGAATTGTCAAATACTATTGATATCAACTCATTTTATCGTAATAAGCTTAAGGAATTTGCTGTATCTGATCCTAAATATGGTATTTATAAATACAAGAAGAACCCAAGACAGTTATATGTGTCGTTTATATTGGATAATTGTGATTTCAAGAAATTATGTGTATTGTTTATCGTGTTATCTATGATGTGTGGCAATTATAATTTCTCTATGTTTCATTATCTTAGAAATAACGGATTATGCTATTCTGTAAACAAGAGATACATGAATTACTCGAATAGAATAATTGCTAGCTTAATAATTGATGTAAGTCCAGATAAATGTAACATCACAAAAGATTGTGCGATTGATTATGTCAATAATTTTCATCATATAGCGAATAATGACAATATAGAGCTTGTCTTAAGGATGGCTAAGTTATCTGATAAGTTAAATATGATGAATATTGATGATTACTACGAGAACTACATATCTTTTGTAATGTCAAGATTTAATGGGATAATGGATTCATATGACGTATATAACAGTATATCTGTGGATGATGTGCGTGATATGGTTAAAGATATTACTGAGGATAAATTAATAATTCAATATTGTTCCTGATATGAATGCAGTTATAGGAATAGATCCGGGTATAGATACCGGAGGATTGTCTATGATCCCGGAGAACGGGGAGGTTAAGGTAATTATGACACCAAGGATATCGGCTAAGGGAGATATAGATCTTAGGGCTATATCAAGTTTCTTCCTCGATGCCGCTGACAAGATCCAAGAAGAGGGAGGCGGGACGCTGGCGATCGCCGTCGAGGACGTCCACAGCATCCACAACAGCTCGGCCGCCAGCAACTTCACCTTTGGCGGGAGACGCCGGGAACCGAACGCCCTATTCGCTATGATGGTGGAGATGATGGAGCGATACGGATCTCACCCGGATGTTAGGTTCATGTTCGAGGAGGTGCAACCAAAGACCTGGCAGAAGGAGCTTCATACGACAGCCGATCGGGTGTATACGTCGGCGAAGTTAGACACGAAGGCTACCTCCATCCGATGCGCCATGCGCCTTTTCCCTTTGGTCTCTTTCGTGAAACCATGGTCAGGGAAAGGAGTACAACCTACTAAGATACAAGACGGAATGTGTGACGCTACGCTTATAGCCGAGTATATTAGACGTAAGTTTAAATTATTTTAATACTATTAAGTATTTATTATGTTTGTATTAATATGATTATGATTACATTTGCAATGTCATGTAAAAGTTGTTTATTATAACCTCGGATAATATGTAAGATGTTGAAAAATATTTTACATATACCGGAAACGGTCAGGTTATTAGCCTAAGTGCTTAGAGCACTACGTTACCTTAGAATGTATAGTTACCCTAGGGTGTTTATCCAAGCCCAAGGCTCTAAGACAAGTGGTTAAACAGGAGTAGCGTATTCGGCAAAACAGTGCTGCTTGTATGAAACCTTTGGTAACATTGGCGATGGGTACTAACAGGATTTTTATCCTGATTTATCCCATAATCGGGATTCATACTCTGGAATCATTTCCGGTTTCGGAGTATGATTTTTATAAAGCTTGTACATGAATTATGGATGATAAACAAATAAAATATGTTATATGGTATTGAAGTGCTTGTCGAAGTCATTAAATGAGAAGTTGGGTAAACTGGAGACGGTGGTTAAGAACGCCGGTTCCAACTCCCTTTATAAGGATCTTAAGATAGATGTTGTCAATAATCTGGCTTATATCACTTCCGTAAATGCCAAGGTATGTGTTATAGAGCGATTGGAGGTCGAGGCTGACTCTAACTTCTCTTTCTTGGTAGAGGCAAGCTCTTTTATTAAGTTCATGAAAAAACAGAAGAATTGTGAGATTACGATACTGCTTTCGGATAGAAAAGATCAGATCACGATCCACTACGCTTCTGGTGAGTATAGTTGTCCGGCTTTTGATATCAATACATTCCCGCAGGTACATAAGATACTTGATGGAGGAATTAAGGTTAAGATGAGCGATTATGTTTCGGTTCTTAACAAAGCCAGCGATTATACGGAGGTAGATGACTTTTATCCATGCATCGAGAATGTGGTTATTGATATTGATGATATTAATATTAATATAGTAAGTACGGATAGAAATACTATTTACAGGTATTTTGTCCCTAATCAGGATAAGGTAGAGAAGATGTTTATCCCGATATCGAACGAATCCGCGATATTGCTTGATAAGCATATCAATAAGTCATCGGATATGTTGTCTATAAAAGTGGATGATACTAAGACTTATTTCTCTACGCCTGATATGGATATGTATGAGACCAATTTTGAGGGTAATTATCCAAATTGGAGGTTCGTGGACGAGCATTTTGTCAAAACAAGTACCTATGTCTTTGATAAGGATCTACTCGTCCAGGCCCTCCAAAATAATATTAAGGTAAATGAGTTTGATCATTGTAAGTTGATATTCACTGAAAAAGGATGCGGTATTATGTCAGAGAACCCTATGTCTGGAAGATCTTGTAAGGAAAGGCTTACGGCTTTATCGCATAACGGTAATGATATTATATGCGATGTGCTATGTGGTAGGTATCTTGGTATAGTTAAAAGCATACCATGGAATAGGATCGTTATCGAGCATGACCATAAATCTCATTTCAACAAGATTTATGGGGAGGATAATAAGAATGAGTATTTCTTATCATCATCAATTATTGTTTAATTTTTAAATATATATAATATGGGAGTTCGTGAAAATTCGCTAGGATCTAATAATCACTACTTTAAGATAAGTGGTGGTGGAGTTCTTTATCAATCATCCAAGGAGCCTAAAGAAGGTTATGAGGAACATGTGAATGATAAGACCGGGGCTGTATCTTATTGGAAAGTATTTTGGAATGGTATAGAGGGATATTTATCAGATATTGAGATAAGGGAGGTTGACTATAACGGGGCAAAAACTAAATACGTAGCTATAAAAATAAGCGATGACGAAGGAAACTATATTATAAATGTTCCTTTGATGACTCAAAAAGGAGGTATTAATAATTATGTTAAGTCATTGGTGAGATACTTGCCTAATATTGATTTAAAGCGTAAGGTGGTAATCAATCCAGCTCACGCTAGGAAAGGAGATCAATATGCCCCGGGTAATTTTTTTATCTCATATGCTAGGGAAACTCCTGATGGAAGGGATGAACTTATACAGCAATATTATAAGAATGGTCAGAATGGATGGCCTGACAGAGTTGAGAGTACTGATATAATGGGGAATAAGAAGTTTGATTATACGGCTCAAGATGCTTTTGCCTATCAAGTGCTTAATAAGTATATTCAAAGTATTAAGACAGATGGTGTGAAACCCGTTCAGTCGGCAAGCCAAAACAACGCTGGTGAGGCTACAACGCAAACGCCCCCACTGTCATATCAGCCGCAATCCCAGCCGCAGACGCCTCCTCCATCATACCAGCAGGCTCCGCCTCAGACAGCCCAAGCGCCTTCTTTTGGAGGTCAGCAACAACCTCCTCAATATCCTCCTTTTGGAGACGATAGTGACCTACCTTTTTGATTAACTAATTGAAAATGAATAATTTAATGGAAAGTAATTTTAATATATCTACTAAAGTGAACCGTGTCTCGATGCCTACCCAAAATAAGGTAGATACGGTTATGAAGAACTTAGGGCATCGACCTTGTGTAGCGTATTCCGAGGAAAAGAATATGTATTATAAGGATGGAGAATGGGTAGCGTCAGATCTTGACGCTACTATCTTACCTCTTAGGGAGATGTTCGAAAAGACATCTGATTTGAAGTTAGGATTGAAGATCGTTTATTTAATAATAAAATTATAGTATGGCTACGATTGAAGATATCAAAAAACTTCTGGAGAGTAAGTCATTTACATCAGCCAGAGATCTTGACGAATTTGAGGAAAAACCGGATGATAAGCTTGATGAGGTTCACATGAATTGCGATCCAATGGTAGGGATAGTTGAGAAAGATGGTAAAATTTTTCTCAAATCTTTAAAATTCTCTAAGGCATGGAACTCATTGGGAAAGGATATTCCTATCAAGCAAGGTAATGCCTTCCCGTTGGGTCAAGGTGATGTTCTTGATATAGACACAGGCATATCGGCCTCATTCCCGGATGATACTGTCGGGATGGTTATGATGCTCCCATCGTTCACCAACGATACAGGCCTCACTTTGGTAGGATCACCGTTCGTTTTCTCTAATAACGAGAATATTACGATCAGAGTCTCTAATGTCCGTAAGGATATAGCTATAGTCGAGAAAGATAAGCATATAGCTGAGTTAATTATAGTCGGCAAGATAAAGGCCGATATTCGTAGAACTTATAAAAGTGTTGAGGATGTTCGGATTGAAGATAGTAAAGAGTAGTTATATAAATACTCTAAAACAGGATCTTGATGAAGCTATTAGCTATTCAAGTAGATTAAAAAGAAATTATGAGGATGCTCGTAGTAAGATAACGGAATTGGAGGAAAAAGAAAGATATCTTAATACGCTTGTGGATTCTCTTGATATGGATATAGAATCAAAGGATTCTCATATCGTTAAGATGGGGAATGAGCTTAGTAAATCAAGAGATCTATATAATGAGTCGGTAAAAGAGAAAGAGACTCTTAAACGGGCTTATATGGATATAGAGAAGAAACATAAACTATCATCTAAATTACTCGATGAGGCTAGAAGAAGGTACAAGGAAATAGAGGAGCAAAATAAGGCTATGTCAGATCGTATCCAGTATCTGGAAAATCATATTGATCCTGAGGCTTTAGATGGTGATGTGTCTGATGAGGTTATTGTTGAGGAGGATAAGATGGACCCTAATTCAGGTCATATCGATATACCTGAAAATAATATCTCTGAGGTTACTGGTACCGATGCCGGCAATGACGTAAATGTCGAGAATAAAACTGAGGAGAAGAAGAAATCTAAGAAACGTAAAAAGACTAAGAAAAATGAATAAGATCTTGTTTTTCTCGTTAACGTTATTTACCTTAGCGGCTGTCGGATGTAGTACATCTAGAACCTATTATACGGAGTACGATACTACTGATATATCTTATGTGGTGGATTCCATAGTATCTTCCGGAACCGTGATGGGCCAATGGAAGGAGTGGAAGTTTACGCTGGATGACGGCCGGGTCGATAACTTTGGTTTCACCGCCCTGTACGACGCCAAGGGAAAAGCTAGGGGTTCGATACAGGTAAGGCAAAGATCCGATACGTTTAATATCAAGATAATAGACTATCATAAAAAAGATAAAAAATGAGTTACGGACTAGGTTACATACCATCACCAGCGGATGATAGGGACGCTATCATGAACATGCAGCACGAGGCTGTTCCTGATGAGTATAAGATCAATAATGTCGATAGCGTGGTAGATCAAGGTTCTTCCCCTATTTGCGCAGCCGTAAGCCTGGCTGAGATCCTTAACTGGAGAAAAGCTATAAAGGATATCAAAAGACCAGCTAAAATATCTCCTTACGATATATATGATCTGAGAGAGGATAAGGACCAGGACGGGATGGTTCTTCGTGATGCTATCAAGTCTATCAAGAACGTAGGCGTAGATGGGGAGAAAATAAACAGTTACGCTAGGATCATAGATCCGGTATCAGCTAAGGTAGCGTTGATGCTGAATGGGCCTCTGGTTATAGGTCTGTATTGCTATAATTATGGTAATCGGTTCTGGCAAGGCCAAGGACAGAACTTGGGAGGCCATGCCGTTATCCTCACCGGCTGGGACAAGGCCGGCTTCGTCCTACAGAACAGTTGGGGGACGGGATGGGGTAGGTCTGGTGTAGAGACGTTCCCGTTCGATGATTGGTGCTATATGCTAGAATGTTGGACAATAGTTTCATAACTTTACTATATAAACTTCGAGAAATTCCGTCCCACATCCTCTTGTGAAAGACGATGTGGTATATCTAGGACCCGTAGCTCAATCGGTAAGAGCAATTGGCTCATAACCAGAAGGTTGTCGGTTCAAGTCCGGCCGGGTCCACAGTTGGATTAATATAATTTGTCATTAGATTTAGAGTTTAGATTTTGTTTGATACCCTTGTCCGTGAGGATCAGGGTATATGCCCCAATAGCTCAAGAGGAAAGTAGCACATCTCTCCTAAAGATGGGATCCACGTTCGAGTCGTGGTTGGGGTACATGGTGTTTTCTTAAACATATTCCCGTAGGTCGGTAATCAATGATAACCGGTAGACAGCCTACGGGAATTAATATAAACTTCACGCGCTTGGAGTGGCTTTCAGTTCTATTTTTCGTGTGATATGTTTCAGGAGGATAGCGCGATCCTCCTTTTTATGATATTTATTATGGATCTCAGTCAGATAAAAAAGTATTTACCGTCAGGATGGGATGTGGTTGATCTAATAGATCACGGTATAATCGATCTTGATATTATGAACGGGAAGATGATGGGCGAGTATGTGGCGATGTTGATGATAAAAGCATGTGACGATAATGGAAGCCATATAACTACCTTCTCGTTCCATGATAAGGATATGGATACGTTGAGGGATATGGTAAGGAACTCGATAGTAATATCAAGTAAAAGAAGGATCTTGCTAGGGGATGGAAACACGGCGATCAGATAAAGGTAATGAATATACCGAGAGAGGGATATTAGATATCCTTAACAGACGGTTCTTGGTGTCTCCTAGATGGATTATAAACAACTTATATGTCTATAACTGGGAGTCTGATTATTTGGCTATAACTAGATCCATGTACGCTTATGAGGTTGAGGTTAAGATATCATTAGCCGACTATAACAAGGATTTCGAGAAGGAGGGTAAGCACCAAGTAATGCAAGGCTGGTTCGAGGCCCGGAAGCAAGCCCTATACGAGACCGGGGACTGGGTCAGGTACGGCCGGCCCAACTACTTCTACTACTGCGTGCCGGATGGGCTGGTGGATCCTAAGGACGTACCTCCTTACGCCGGGCTGGTTTATGTTTGTGGCAGGAATATAAGGAAGATCAAGGCGGCTCCTATCCTGCATAAGGATAGATTCGAACCTGAGGCGTATAAGATGGCCGATAAGTTCTACTACAATTGGTGGAACGAGAGACGTAAGGCCAGACAGATAGAGGGGAAGGATATGAAAGACGAGTTCAGGAAAAGCATGAAAAAGGTGAAGGAGAAGATAACCGTCGATGCCAAGATAAAGGCGATGGAGGCGTTCTGGAGCGTCTGCGATTACGCCTACTGGCCGTACGGGGGAAGAGGGGTTCCCGGAATGAGACCCAACTGTTCCGCTTGTGGAGAGGAATGTAAATTACAATGTCCGAAGGGGAAAGAATTTAAAAACAAAATAAAATGAGTAAGATTAAAGATTTATTGGCAAGAGTCATTTCATTAGCCTCAGAGCAACCTATGAGCTATAAAGATGCAGTTGAGTTACTTGATGGTATAGATACGTGTAAGGTCAAGATATGGCTGGAAGAAGGAGCTAAGCTGCCTGAATACGCTCATAAAGAAGATGCTTGCATGGATTTGTTCGTTAAGGATATAGAACTTGACGGAGATAGGATCATATATCATACTGGCGTACATGTAGAATTGCCAGAGGATTATGAGATGGAAATCCGTCCACGTAGTGGTTTTACTAATAGCGAGCTAATTATGCAAAACGCCCCTGCTACCATTGATGAAGGATATAGTGGGGAAGTTATGATAGTTCACAGAAAAATGGATAGTCATAGTCCTTATTATTGTAATGTAGGTGGTAAGGTAGCGCAACTTCTTATTCGTAGAAGGGAACGTATCGTATGGGAAGAAGTGGAGTCATTGGAAGATCTTGGGAAATCTGATAGAGGGGATAATGGATTTGGAAGTACAGATAAGATAAATAACGAATGATATGGAAAACGAAAATACATCATCTACTACTAATGAGGGCTTGAAAGAAATTGACAAACAAACACATCCTGTTATGTATGGATGGAGATGTCCAGTATGCGGAAGGATATATTCACCTTATACGTCTATGTGCTCATACTGCTGCTATACTATAGATCGTCTTTCACTTAAACCTGTAATGTGACATGAGCGGAAGAGTTAAGATAAAGATCAAGGATAATAAACCTAAGATCGATGTATTTAAGGTAATAGAGAACCGGTTCAAGAACATGAACGAGCTTCGGGATCTTATCGACCTAGATCCAAGGAAAGGGCTGGTCAGGATCCGGGACGGGGCCGGCTTTAGGGAGGTGGAGCGGGGCGGATGCCTGCACCGGAACTACCTTAACCTGTTGGAGGAGGAGCTGGGGGCTAAACTATCAATAGACCTGATAGATAAGTACGTTAAAAGAAAATAGCACATCACCTGCCCTAGTAATTACCTAGGGTAGGTTTGTTTTATATGCCGAAGTGTCTACCACTATCTGGTTATCCATATCCTCAATCAACTCAATGATCTTATCCCTTATGTCATAAGAAAGCAATATCGGTATTATGGTTAATATAAAAGATAGTATTATCCCGAATCCTATTATGATAATAATATCATCGCACTCTATATCCAACATCGGCATGACAAACATCAACCCGGCCGTGGATATCATCACGAACAACGCCTGTATCTCATTTATCATATCCCGCTCCATTACGTCCTTTATCATATCTCCTCGACTTTAGTATGGTTTATTATCCTGCTGATATGACGGATACTTAATCCCGTCCTGTCCTTTATCCTACCATATACGTAGTTCCTTGATACGACCGTAGCCAAATCACCTAACTCGTCCAGTATCTCATTATACATCCTATGGATCTCGTTGTTGCGGATAACCGTACTGTCCCTTACATATATCTTCTCAACGTCATCGTCGCAGAAGAAGATCTTGATCTTATGAAGTATGTTTCTAAACATGATTTTAGTTTTGTTCCAAAGATATGAAAATTTGAGGATAAAACCAGAAGGAAGCCAAAAAGAACGGGAGGCGGTGGGAGGATGGGGGAGGCCCGGAGGGATGAGGGTCTCCTTCCTTCCTTCCCTTGGTACTACACTATCCTTACCGTTACTAGATAGTCACCATGAGAACTTTTCCCATAGGCATAAGATTCACATCCCGAACAAAGATCAGTTACTATACAATTATCGTTTAATACATAATCACCATCCCAACTTACATAACTTTCATCTAAAACCTGAGTCTGTAATTCAGATCTGTAAGTGAAATTAATGATCTTCCCAGGATCTTTTATCACCGTTACAGGAACAAAATTAGTTATCCTATTCCCGTATATCACCTTATTAGCCAACTCGCAATGCATACCCGAATTATATTGATACGTAAGGGTTCCCTCTATAATACCTCCACTTATGCCCAAAATAATATTGTACTCATTTTTCGGATTTAGATATGATATCTGGCCACTTATGCTTATAGTTTTTATCTTCTTATCGCGATATATATCAAGATAAGATCCGTAAAAACCAGGTTGATATAGCTTCCCATCAATATATATATCTACAACGCCAAGACACATATTCTTGTTTATATTAACACGGTAGTGGATCTTACCGGGAGAAGAAGTCCTGCGCCTAAACATACCCCCTCCTTATCTGAGGGTTAAAATACCCCCCCCCATGTATTTATTTTTTTATTTATA